TGGGTTTCTACTGGACGGATGCTCCTCCTCCCACCGATCCACTGACCAAGCAAAAGACCAACTGGCTGTTAGGTCCTGGCCGTGTGGCTGAAATTCCCATGGGGCGTAAGTTCGAGCGTGTCAAAGGCCTTGACAGCAATGGTGTAGATGCCGCACTCAAGCACATCAAGTACCTTGAACAATCCATGCAACGCTCAACCGGTGTCAGTGATGCTGCTGTTGGTATGGTGGACGTTTCAGTTGAAGTTTCCGGCGTAGCCCTTTATCTACAGATGGGACCTCTTCTCTCTTCAACGGAAGAGAAAGATACTTCAGTCATTGAAGTTCATGCGCAGATGTTCCATGATCTGGCTATGCAGTGGTTCCCCACATATGAGGGCTTTAAGTTTGATGGCTTGAGTATTATTCCTACAGTCGGAGACAAGCTTCCTACCGACCGTAAAGAGGTCTTGGAAGAATGCAAGTTCATGGTTGAAAACAAGATTGCCTCAGCCGCGTATATCCGTACGGTGTTGTCTGAGAAACTGGGTTACACGTTCCCTGAGGAAATGGGCCTGGATATCATTCAAGAACGTGCCGCATTGGCTGAAGCAGAAGACCCCTTTGCAGCTCGGTTGGATGCTGAGCTAGGAGATACAGGAGGTGTAACATCAAATGGCGACGACACTCTACCCGCTGTTTAAGCAAGCTCTTCTAGACAGCTCCCACACGAGCTTGGATACTGCCGATATTCGTGTGATCCTGGTTGATCTTGCGGACTACACATATAGCGCTGCTCATGACTTTCTGGACGATGTCCCGGCACTTGCCCGTGTGGGCGTGTCCGGCGCACTTCAGAACACCAGCATCACGAATGGTGTTTTTGACGCTGACGACATCACAGTTTCCAACGTAACAGGTGACCAGTTCGAGGGTCTTATCTTCTACATCCACACGGGTGTGGAAGCAACGTCCCGCCTCATCATGTTCCAAGACACAGGTGTAACAGGTCTCCCGCTTACTCCGTCTGGCACTGACGTTATTCTCCAGTTCGATAACGGGGCTAACAAGATCTTCGCCCTTTGATTCTAATGGGGTGAAGTCATGCCGGTTACATTTGGATCTGTAGGAACAATCGGCACGGCTACTACAGCAGGCTTTTCGGTGGCTGTGCCGACTGGTGTCGCAGCAGGCAGTTTCATCACTGTTCATATTCTGACCAACACCAGTGGTGCGGTTACAGCTCCGGCAGGCTTTACCGCATTTCCAGGCTCGCCTACCAACACAACAGGTACACCTCACTATCACCACATCTTTTGGAAACGCGCTACAGGTGCAGATGGCGGTAGTTATGCGTTTTCACAAGCAGCTGCTGTAACGGTTCGCCGTTATGTAGCTGTGCGGTGGGAGGGTGTTGTCGCAGTCGGAACCCCTTATGATTTTGTCGATCTGGAAACTACGGGTGCAACAGCGGCAACCCAGACTCCAAGCGTTCAAGGTGTATTGCTGAATACTCAGCGAATGCTTGTGTGGACGGCTATGGGTCGTACTTCGTCTTTGTGTGGTATTCCTGGCGGCTGGACGTATGTTACAGGTGCTAATGATGTAACGTCCAATTTGTTTTCCATCTGTCGTGTTACTGCTGGCGGTATGGGTGATACTGGTGTCCACTGGGGTACTTTTCCTAGTAGCACTACTCCTCTTACCGCTACGATGTTTGCTCTACGTGATGCTTTGCCTTCAGCTACGGTTACGCTGACCGGTCTCGCATCTACGGCTGCTTACGGTAGCCCAAAGTTGAATAGGGCACTCAAACCGACAGGTAAAACTTCGTCTACTGCTTATGGTACAACTACTCTTAAGCACGTAGTCAAACCGACTGGTAAAGCAAGTAGCACCGTTTACGGTACAACCAAGCTAGCGCCTGTTCTTAAGCTGACTGGGTATAGTAATACCTTAACTTATGGTTCACCTCGGCTGAACCGTGGAGTAAACCCGATAGGTTTTACTTCAACCTCATATGGTACACCTAAACTAGTTCATATACTGGAACTGACAGGGCTGTCCAACAGTCAACAGTTCGGCACTTCTAAACTCAGTATTGGCCTTACCTTGACAGGTTTAGCCAGCACTGTGGCTTATGGTGCTCCACATTTGGCTGTGATTGTCAAACCTACTGGGTATGCAAATACTCAAAGCTTTGGCACAACTCGGTTAAACCGTTCCATCAGTTTGACCGGTAAAGCAAGCAGTACTGTTTACGGAACATCCAAGCTTTCTCATGCACTTAGTTTAACCGGGAAAGCTTCAAGTATCGTATACGGCACTGCACGATTTGCTCAAACGTTAGTACTGACAGGGCACCCGTCATCAGTTCAATTCGGTTCTCCTGTTCTGCTGCCTGATCAAATCTTGAGTTTGACCGGTCATGCGCCGACTGTGCAGTTCGGTGTTAATGCACTGAAGCATGTCTTGGTCCTCCAAGGATTCAATGAAGGTGTGGACTTCGGTACACCCAGATTGAATCAAAGTTTAAACCTGAGCGGACATGCATCTGCGCTTCAGTATGGTAACCCTTCACTTGCACAAACTCTTGAGTTAACGGGTAAAGTTAGCTCAACTGCTTATGGTAATCCAGTAGTTCAAACAGATCGAATGCTCAGCCTTTCGGGATTGGGTTCGACTGTTGATTACGGTAATCCTGAGCTGACTCATGTCGTCAAATTGGCAGGCCTTAGTTCCACACAGTACGGCGCGCCAGCAGTCAGTGAGCTTCAGCCAGATATCTTGGATCTTTCGGGATATGGTTCGACTTTCTCCGCAGGTAACTCAGAGCTGTCCCACCGGGTAACGCTGACTGGCCTTGGGTCATCCACACAGTATGGTGGCTCTAAACTCGCGCTGATACTGAAGGTGACAGGGCTAGGCCCTACAGCTCAGTCAGGCTCATCCAAGCTCGTGTTGACCCTACGTCCTCAGGGCTATAGCTCAAGCTTCCAAGCGGGATCACCTCGTCTAGGGCTGAAGCTCAAGCCTACGGGTAAAGGCTCAACGCTGGCGTACGGCCTGACACGGCTGAACCGTGCACTCAAGCTGACCAGTGGTGGTGTAGCTACCCGGTTCGGAAATACCAAGATCGCCGCAGACGAGCGCCTGTTCCTTGACGGGCTGGCTTCTACGTTTGTCGCAGGTAATCCGACAGTGGCAATTGCAGTTTATGAGTTTGTCAGTGGATGTGTGGAGAGCACATGGGAAACTGGCTCAGTAAATACACGCTTTACAGCTGAGGCTATTGAGGGATGGGAGGTCAGTTATGTCGTGTAGCCCTAAAGAGATTACATACGGGACTACAGAGACCATCAAAGTTCCCATTAAGGGCAAGCTCAACGGTGTCTATATCGACCTCCTCAATCAAACTACGAACCTTGAGATAATCCTTGAAGTTCCTAATGTCGCGGTCAGTTTGGCATCCTTGGTGTTTCCTGGTGTGTGGGAGTCTTACGGACAGAATTATTGGGCTACTGCGGAAATCGATACTGCTGCTTTAGTTCCACCTGGTGATTATCAAGTTCATGTCCGTTTCGTCTACGGTACACAGACTCCACTGTTAACTGCGGAAAATCTGTTGTCTGTGGTGGTGTAAGTGCTTACTCCTGAACGGGAACCGCTGAACGAATACATCAAAGTTCAACAGCGTGCAGACATCGAGCTGAGGCGCATCCTTCGTGAATCAGCCGCCATGGCTTCGCGGATTATTCTCCGACAGGGTAATGGCGTCGGTGGAACTGTACGTGTGGCTCAGCTCGGTATCATGCTTGACCAAATCAATGGCCTTATGGAAGAGACATGGGGCGATGTCGAGCGAGCCACTAACAAGTACTTCGGGTTAGCTGAAGGCGCGGCGGATAGAGCAGCCATGTCTATCTACCGAGTGTTGGCCGCACACATGACTGAGCGTCAAGCAGAAAGCTTGCTGGATGCCTTTATGCCGTATTTGGAACATGGCTTGGAACTGGATAACTTACGACGTCCACTTGAGCTGTCACAACGCGTCTACAAGAATATCCAGCTGAGTACAGGTTTAGTTGAAAAAACTATTCGTGCGGGGATCATCAACCAAGTCAGTGCGCGTGAACTTGCTACCGAAGTCAGACGGTTTATCCGTCCTGATGCACCTGGTGGTATCTCCTATTCAGCAATGCGATTAGCTCGAACTGAGATCAATAACGCATTCCATGAGCGCCAGATAGCACAAGGTACAGACAACCCTTTTGTGGCTGGCACTAAATGGAATCTCAGTAGACGGCACCCTAAGCCCGATGCCTGTGATGAACGGGCACGCGGAGGTGTTAACGGAGATGGGGTTTACGAAGCCAGAGCAGTTCCGAGTAAACCACACCCACAATGCCTGTGTTATATGACATATGAAACCGTGGATGAGGCAACCGCTTTGTCCATCATTAGATTAGCTGCATGAGAGGTCAAGGGACAATGTCAGGGACATCCCCAGAATCCACTAGTGATGTTGATGAGCGTGAAGAGGTCGAAACCGAAGAGTCGGAGACTTCAGAGGAAAGCGGCAAGTCCACCAAGACTTATACCGAAGAGGACTACAAGAACCTTGACGCTCGTATGCGTGCGGCCGATCAGAACCGCTCGAAAACACAAAAGGCCTTAGAAGAGGCTCAGGCCAAGCTGGACGAAATCGAGAAGTCCAAGCTGTCCGAACTGGAAAAGGCCACAAAGGAACGTGATGAGCTAGCCAAGAAGGCTGAAGCTCTCGCCGACCGTGTAAAGCAACAGGCCCTGGAGAATGCATTCCTTGCGGCTAAGGGTGTGGACTGGGCTGATGCTGAAGATGCTTACACCGTTCTACAAAAGAAGTTCATGGATGGTGTTGAAGTTGACGAAGACGGCAAGGTAACTGGTATGGCTGAGGCTGTTAAAGCAATGGTCAAGCAGAAACCCCACCTCGTCAAGTCGACAGATGGAGTTGTAACCCCGTCGTCAGAGGCGACTGGACAAACACCGGTCAAGCGCAAGGGAGAAAAGCCGACTGCCGACAGGGAGTCTCTCCGCAAGCGTTTCCCGGCACTAGGTAAGTAAATTACGAGCTAAGAAAGGAAACGGTAATGGCTCGTTATGACAAGATTACTCAGACATTCCGCGCGCCTCTGAACGCTGCTTGGCCTGCTGGCTCAGCTCTCGGTAACGTGGGTCGAGTTACAGCGGTTTCGCTGAACACTTCAGGTCGTGTGGTTGTAGGTGGCGCTGCTGCAACCGATATCGTCGGTGTCGTAGTTGTTGACGGTCCCAAGGCAGTTGGTGACATCGTCGATGTCATGGTTGCCGGAGAGATCGTTGAGTGCACCACCACAGACATCACTGCTATGTCTCCCGGTGACCAGGTTTACGCGGCTACCACTGGTCAGCTTTCCGACACCGCAACCGCCAACAAGAAGGTTGGCCTTGTTGTTGAGGTCAACTCTACGTCCGGTGGTTCCGGTGGACGCCTGGTTGTCAACTGCGGTGGCTCCGGTACTGGTGCCTGACCTACTACGTGATTTGAAGGGAGTGAAACCAAATGGCATATGGATTTAACAACGTCCACGATCTAGTCACCAAGACTGCTGACGGTCGGGACCTAAACCACCTTTTCCAGGAGTACGCGGATCTAGTTGCCGAGTACAACGCCGGTCGCAACGCGCTTATCCGATTCCTGAGCTACGAAGTCACCACACCTGTTATCAACATCGGTTCTTTCGGTGCTGGTGTGGACTTTGAAGAGGCTTCTGAGTACGGCGAGCCCAAGGGTATTCGTCCTGCTGCTGCGAACATCGACCGTGGTGTTCCGTTTAAGTGGTACGACCTTTCCGCTCGGTTCACTTGGCAGTACCTTGTTGAAGCGTCACAGCAGGATCTAGACCGCATCACGAACACCGTTCTTGAGGCGTCTAACCGGCTGTACTTCAAGCGCATGTTTACCCAGCTGTTCCGCAACACCACTCAGGCCTTTACCCTTAAGGGCTTTGAGGGTGGCAACGGTACCGGTTCGACCTTCACCGCGTTCCCGTTCTACAACGGTGACGCCGAAGTTCCTCCGCCCGTTGGCCCGACTACGTTCGCGGCTGGTCATGACCACTTCAACTTCAACGCGTCAGCGACCCTGACTCCGGCGATGCTTGAAGCGCTTATGACTGACGTTACCGAGCACGGCTTCAACCGTGCCAATGGTTACCGTCTGGTCGTGCTGGTCAATGAGGCTCAGGCCAACGTTATCCGTTCTTTCCGTGCGGGTGTCAACGGTGCTACTTGGGACTTCATTCCGGCGCTTGGTACCAACGTAATTCTTGCCCCCGGAACCGTTGTTCTCGGCTCTCAGTCAAGCAACGAGCTGGATGGTCTTGAGCGTCTCGGTACTTACGGCGACTGGTCCATTGTGGTCAACGCTTACATGCCTGCCGGTTACCTGTTCGCTTTCGCTACCGGTGGCGTTAACGCGCTGAACAACCCGGTCGCGATCCGTGTTCACGCTCGTGAAGAGCTTCGTGGCCTCCGCTTGGTCAAGGGCCGTAACCCTGACTACCCGCTTATTGACTCGTTCTACGTCAACGGTCTTGGTACCGGTGTTCTAGAGCGTGGTGCGGGTGCGGTTCTACAGCTAGGTGCGGGTGCATACAGCCCTCCGGCTGATTACGCTGCCTGATAAAAATAGGTGAAAGGGTTAAGGTATGGCAGAGCTGTTTTCATTTACTGAAGTTCCTGATTCAATGACTCAGTCTCAGGGAGATGCTCCGGCTTTAGAAGGAGGTTATCTTCAAAAGGCTGTGTTTATTAAGGACTTTGGTGGGTTTAAGGGTAAGGTAAGAGTTACTATTGAGTCGACTGTTGGCTCTTTTAGTGAGGCGGCACCCAAAGCCCCCAACCTAGATGATGACACTAGCTACACAGTTACTCTAGAAGCCTAACCAAATTCGACGCGGAGCCTCTCGACACGTACGCGTTAAGGTGGGGGACAATGAGGATGAAAACCCCCACACACCTATCCGTCTGAGACGTAAGGGAAAACAATGACAAAGCACTATGACGTGCGTATCCCAACGGTTATGTACGGAATGGACTTGGGCCTCCCCCTTGATCCGGAAGTGCGTGCATTTCTCAAGGGCTTCCACAAGAATGAAATCCTTGCCATCGCGGATGACTACGACCGTAAGGTTGCAGCCGGTGAGGACCCTACCTTTTACCCTGGTGTGGGACCTGATGGTTCCGCAGCAGTAAGGGAAGATGAGCCCAAGCCGGGTGAGGACCCGGTTGAGAATGCGGTACTAGCCAGCATTGGTGAAGAGCCTGACAGCGTTGAGATTGAGGTTCCGGTTATCGATGAGGGTGTACCGGTTCCGCCTGCCCCAGTAGTGCTAGAGACTCGTGACGTAGGTGAAGACGAGTCAGACAATTATGACGAATGTGATACCGCTGATCTTCTTAAGGAAGTGCGTCGTCGTAAGCTGCCCAACGTAACACCAAAGGCCAGCAGGGAGCACATCATCAAGACTCTTCGTCGCGATGACGCCTCCAAGCTCTAAGGAGTGACAACATGGCCAGTCCCCTTGAAATTGATCGCTTTAAAATGCTCATCGGTGGGACTGACCTTTCTGATGAGCAAATCAGTTTGCTATTGGATAACAATGAATTAAGCATGAACAAAGCAGGGTATGAATATTGGCGTGGTATGGCCGGTACATACGCTCACATGGTTACGGTTTCTGAGAACCAGTCCCGACGCGACCTAAGTGATCTGTTCGCTCATGCTAAAGCCATGATGGCTGAGTATAAAGCAGCTATCGATGAGGAAGAGCTGGAAGTTACTGAAGGAACTTCCGGAACGCGGCCAATTGAGAGGCTCTAATGTCCAACTCAATTGAGCAGTGTATTCAACGCAAATTGACCAAAGCCTTTATTAACGCTAATCCGCTCCGATTGGCGTTGATCCCTACGATTCTCACCAGAACAGAGAATGGCGCTCGAATTCCCAGCGACGGACCCGCACGGCCAGAGCAGACGTTCAGGCTTATTGGTTTGACGTCTCAACGCGTGCCAATTACAACTACCGATGGGAAAGAGCGCGTCCACGATATGATTCTGGTCGGTGAGTACGACGCTGAAATTGCAGTGGGTGACCACTGGATTGACGAAGCGTCCGGAGCACGCCTGGAAGTAATCATGATTGAGCCTAAAGCACCCCTTGATTACATCATGCGAGCCTTCATCTTTAAGCATGGTGATTGACATGAGTATCAAGTGGGGAAAAGACACTCTCCGTCCTAGTCTGGCAGAGTTTGATAAAAAAGCTGAAAAAGCTATCCTCATGGTATTTCAATATTGGGCTGTCAAAGCTTCATCAGAAATGCGACAAAATGCTAAATGGACTGACCGGACAGGTAACGCGCGTAACGGCCTACAGGCAATAGGAGCAGGTGTGGACGGGCGTTTTATCTTGAACTTTGTCCACACAATGGATTATGGAGTGTGGTTAGAGATCCGGTGGTCTGGTCGTTACGCGATCATCGGGCCCACCATGGCTAGTGTAGCTCCACGCTTGGCAGTGATGGTAGCTCAAGCCGTTCGGGATGCAGGAGGGAGATAGTGCATGGCAGGCTTACGACAAGCTTTATACGAAGCTCTTGCATATGACGCTCCCTTGACTGCGCTTGGGTTCGGTGAGGATCGAGTAATCACTCAACACGATAAAGACACACAACCAACAGAAGGCTCTTTCATCGTACTGAGATTACTTGCCACCACACCAGCACCCTTCAAGAACTCACCTACTAATCAACGACAGATTCAAATCTGGGTGCACGATCGAGCTTCTGATTTTGGGCTGATTGATTCTGCAATAGAGCGCATCAAAGACATCATGAAATTGCTGGAAAACAGCGAAACGTCAGATGAAAAATGGATTCAAGATGTGCGCTGGCAGGGTGACTCAGATGACTTTCGTGATGACGAAGCTCGCACCATCAATCGCTATTGTCAATGGTTAATCACAGGCTCAGCCGCGACGTAAAGGAACGCTAATGGCAAGCACCAATCCTACCCCTAAGCCCACAGAGCCGAAGAAAATGGAAGACTCTGCTACCCGTGTGGTCAGGTATGCCGGTAAGGGTAGTGAGCGCAGGCTGTCTACCGAAGACTTCAAGCGTCATGGCGTTGAAGACCAGGATGACGCTCGCTGGCACAACGGCAATGGCTACATGGTCCCCGTTAGCCACTTCAGCGACGCTGCTCTAGAAGTAGTTCTAGCTCAGCCTGGACTCGACATTGTTAAGGTTGACGCTAATGGAACTCAGGTGTAAGGGGAAATTGCACGGAATCGTTGTTGTTGACGACACAAATACTGAAGCGGTAGTTGAAATCAAATGCCGTTCACGGTGGTGTGGTGCCGGGAAAAACAGAGTTGTCCTGCACAGGTTCAGCATTTCAACGGGACAATACAAAACACGTCGCTTTAGCGACCCTGTAAGAAAGGAAGGAAACAGCTGATGCCACTATCTACCGCACTGCCTTTTGGTCTCCGTGATATTCGACTAACTCCGTTTACCACACCGGCCGCAACTGCGTATGGTACTCCTGTCGATCTCCCGTATTCACGGACTCTGTCTTTCTCGGAAGTTGAAGAGTTCGAGGAGCTACGCGGAGATGACCGATTAGTCGCTGTCCATGGTTCTGGTGCCAACGTCGAATGGGAACTGGAGTCCGGTGGTATTTCTCTTGCCGCTTGGTCAGTTCTCTCCGGTGGTGCTGCCATCGAGACCGGTACTACACCGAACATCAAAATTACTTATGACAAGCTGGTTACCACAGAAAAGCCGTACTTCAAGATTGAGGGTCAGGTTATTTCTGACTCCGGTGGCGATGTTCACTGCATCATCTACAAGGCCAAGGTAAACGACGCGCTTGAAGGTGAATTCACTGATGGCTCGTTCTTCCTTACCTCGGCTTCTGGCCTAGGTATCGCTTCTACTGTTGCAGCGGACCTGAACAAGGTTTACACCTTCGTCCAGAACGAAACCGCCGTAGCTATCCCGTAAGGAGGATGACATGGCTAACCCTACAAAGATTACCGTTAGCGGTCTGACTCCTGTCACTTTAGCTGCTGGAACTGCGGCGGCTGCTTCGGGTGACGTAGTAGCTGCCCGTGTCGATGCCACTTACTGTTTCATCGTGGCTAACGGTGGCGGTTCTCCTGATGTCTTGAAGCTGAATGACTTCACCTCAGCTTCTCCTGATGGGGCCACACAGTTCGATCCGGATGCGGCTATGACCATCACCAATGGAACCACACGAGCCTTCTGGGTTCGTGACCCGCGCCGTTTCATCAACCCGGCAACGGGCAACATCGAGATTGCGCACAGCCAAACCACGTCAGTTACCGTTCAGGTGCTCGAACTGCTTTAACCAGGGGATAGGAACGCTGGACGTCACCCCTTAACTATGCCTAGGAGCAAATCGTGTCTGAGAAGAACTATGCCGTTACAGCGTGGGGAAAGAACAAGGGCGACTTTCATGACCTCACCTGCCCTTCCGGTCAGACCTGTCAGGTTCGCCGTCCTGGTGTAGAAGGTCTAATTGAGCTTGGCTTACTTGACAAGGTAGATGCACTGACAGGGCTGGTCGACCAAAAGCACATCGCCCGTGTAGACGGCCGTAAGGCAGTTGACGTTGAGGCCCTCGCGAAAGACAAGAAGAGCCTTATGCAGGTTGTCGATACTGTAAATCAAATCGTTGTACACGTTGTCAATCAACCGGAAATCCATCCTGTGCCTAAGAAGGGTCAAGAACGCGACCCCGAGAAGGTTTACGTTGACGACATTGATTTGGAAGACAAGATGTTTATCTTCCAGTATACGGTCGGAGGTAGCTCAGACCTCGAAAAATTTCGTGAGCAGCCCAAGCAGAATGCTGGAAGCGTGGCAACTGGCAAAACAGTGGCGCGTAAGACCAAGCGAGTTGTACGGCGTTAGTCATCCTGTTGTCGCATTTTGCTTTGACCGTGCAATTCAACTCTTCGGTGTCTCGCTAGAAGCGGATATTGAACGTTCCGTTAGCAAGATTAAAAACGATAAGAGTGGCAGAGCAGCCGAGAGAGTGCGGAAAATGCGAATGCGCACGTGGATGGGTGAAGAGGCTGATGTAGGTAAGCGTCAATTCCGTGATCCATTAGGAGGTGGTCAAGATGGCTAGTTATTCGCTAGGTTCGATCAGCGGCAGAATCCAGATTGACTACGATGGTAGCGGTGTTGGCAAGGCTAAAAAAGATATCGACGGTTTAGAAAAAGAGGCCACCTCCAAAGGCAAGGGTATGCAAAATGTCCTTGGCGATGTGGGTAAAGGGGTAACGGTCGCTGGTCTGGCTATTGCCAGCGGCCTGGCTCTCGCCGTTAACGCTGCTTCAGACTTTGAAAAAGAGCTAAGTGGAATCAAGGCAGTCTCCGGTGCTACCGCACAAGAGATGGACCAGATCCGTGACGCTGCTCTCCGCATCGGTAAGGACACTTCTTTCAGCGCCTCTGAGGCTGCTAAAGCAATGTCTGAACTGTCCAAGGCAGGTGTCAGCACCTCGGATATTCTCAATGGTGCTGCGGATGCCACAGTAGCGCTAGCTGCTGCTGGTGGTGTGGATCTGCCTACGGCTGCTGAGATCGCTGCTAATGCTTTGAACTTGTTCAACCTTGAAGCCAAAGACATGAATAATGTCGTTGACAAAATCGCGGGTGCGGCTAACAAGTCTGCAATTGATGTCGGTGACTTTGGTTATTCAATGTCTCAAGCCGGTACAGCTGCTGCTCTGGTTGGTATGTCATTCGATGACATGGCTGTAGCTATTACTGCTATGGGTAACGCAGGTATTAAGGGTTCAGACGCGGGTACGTCTCTCAAGACAATGCTCATGAACCTACAGCCCGCAACGAAAGACCAAATCAAGCTCTTTGACCAATTAGGTATTACAACTAACGGAACTGCTAACAAGTTCTTTGATGCCAAAGGTAATGTCAAGTCTCTTGCTGACATCGGTGGCGTGCTTGAGACCGCTCTCAAAGGGATGACTAAGCAACAGCAGATGGCCACACTGGAAGTGATGTTCGGGTCTGATGCTATCCGTGCTGCTGCTGTTGTTGCGGAAACCGGTAAAAAAGGCTTCATTGATCTAGGCCAAGCTATCGGGTCAATCAGTGCGGCAGATGTAGCCAAGACTCGGCTTGACAATTTAGCTGGTTCAGTCGAACAACTCAAAGGCTCGCTTGAGACTGCTGCAATCCAAATGGGTACAGTACTCATTCCTGTTATTCGCAAGGTAACTGAATGGGTTACCTCGTTGATTAACTGGTTCAGCAACCTCAGCCCGACCATGCAGAAGTGGATTACAATTGGTCTTGCTGTCGCAGCCGCTTTGCTGCTGATTGTCGGAGCTATCATCGGGCTTGTCACAGCATTCGCAGCAGTCAAAGCAGTTCTTGTAGTGGCAGGTATAGCTTTTGGCGCAGTTATGCTTATCGCCCTCAAGGTAATCCTGATCATCGCTGCTGTAGCCGCTGTCGTGTGGTTGATTTGGAAAAACTGGGATACGGTTTCAGCTTTCCTCAAGGGTATTTGGGACAAGATCGTTTCTTGGGCTCAAGCTTTTGCGAACTGGTTCTGGTCGAATTTCGGTGAAAAGTTGAGTGCTCTTTGGACCAGCATCAAAGAAAAAGCGATGGCTGCCTGGAACGCTTTGGTTCCTTTCTTCCAGCAAGCCTGGGAAAAGATCAAGGGTTTAGCTCAAGCTGTCTGGCCTATTATTCAGGCTATCATTGAACGCGTTTCCGCATTCATGACTACCGTGTGGCCACCTGTTCTTTCGATTATCAAAACGATCTTCGGATTAATTGTTGACACTTTCGTAATTGCCTGGAACTTGATCTCTGGTGTAGTTGAAGCTGCCTGGTACATCATCAAGGGAATTGTCCTCGGAATTATCGATGTCTTTACCGGCATCATTAATTTCATCGTCGGTATTTTTACCGGAAACTGGCAATTAGCTTGGGACGGAATTGTTCAAATCTTTAGCGGTGTCGTAACCATGCTAAAGGGTTTGCTTGACGGTGCGCTAACATTCATCAAAACAATTTGGTCCGCAGCGGGAGATATCCTGACGTCTGTTTGGCGCGCAATTTGGACAACTGTAGGTGATGTCCTAGAAATTGCAGCTAAATTTGTTGTCGGCGTCGTTATGGGATTTGTCGATGCTATTAAGGGATTTTGGAAAGGCTTGTGGGATAAAGCCGTTGAGATCTTCAATGGAATTGTCACCACAATTACTAATGCTTTTACAAAGGCCCAGACATGGATCGTTACTACCTGGACGAGCATTGTCCAATCCATCAAAAATGCTTTAGCTGATGCCAACCGAGCAGTCGGTGAAGGTATCGGTAAGGTAATTCAATGGATTAAGGATCTCCCTGGTAAGGCTGTCGATGCCCTCGGTAATCTTGGCTCCAAGCTTTATGAATCCGGTAAAGCATTGATTTCCGGTTTTGTTCGAGGCATCAAAGACATGGCGAGTAAGGTTGTTCAAGAAGTAAAAGACATGCTAAGCAAAGCGCGTAATTTGCTACCCTTCTCTCCGGCAAAAGAAGGACCGTTCTCAGGTAAAGGCTACACACTGTACTCCGGTCGTGCCCTCATGACTGACTTTGCTAAGGGCATCGGTCAAGCTGCGCCTAAGCTACGTAGCACATTGCAGAGCAGCCTAGCGCTGGCACAGGCTGAGCTAAGCCCGTCTATGGCTGCCACACGGATCGAACAACTTCGTGCTCCGTCATCCGGGCTGATGAACCTACACGGACAGCAGTCTCCTGGTATGTACACACAGGATGGATCACCGTGGAACATCACAGTCAACAATAATAATCCTGTTGCCGAAACAGGAACTGAATCTACGGTCAGGTCTCTTAACAAACTGAGAGCCTTTGGTATGTTCCCGTAAGGAAAGGGGTTCAGCGTGTCAGAAGCTCTATATGTTGACGGTATCAACATGAAGACCCTTGCGAGGAACGTAGATTCACTGGCTGCTGTTCTACGTGCGCCCGGAAAGAGGACTTCAAACACCCTTGTTTCCGGGCGTCACGGGTCTATGTTCGCAAGCAAGCAATACGATCAAAACACCATCGTGTGGAACCTTTGGGTACGCGGTGTCAATGAAGATGGAACCATTCCTACTGAACCCGGTGGGCAACGACAGAAGTTTTTGAAAGCTGTCGACACGCTAAATGGCCTTTTCGGTGTGGCCCATCGGGACTTAGTAATTCGGTATCACCGATACGATGGAACCATCCGGGAAGCTAGAGGGTCTGTCCAGAACGTCATTGACTGGTCTACCAACGGACAAAACCCATTAGGCCGTCTATCGATTGAAATTCAATTACATGATCCTTTTTGGAGAGAGACCGAATATCAGTCGTTTACCCTCTTTCCGAATACTGATAACGGGGGATATCAAAATATTTACAACATGGTTACCCCTGCTCCAGGTTATGAGTTCGGACAACGTTATGCGGCGGGTACACCTCTAACAGGTAAACTCGGTAATGCGCCGATTGTTGACCCTATCATTGATATCATCGGTCCTTTTTCTCAAGCCGTGATTTCTCTAGGTACAGACCAAGGGACTTTTTGGCAGAACACTCTTGTGTTGTCACTGGATGGGACCCCCTCTGACACAACTATTACCCGAGTCTTTACCGGTATATGGGAAGCTCGTTGGCTCGACAAAACCACAGTAGCTACAGCACCGAATCTGATTTATGATCCCTCTTTTGAATATCGAGCTTCCTCATCTACGACCGGTGGAACTACTCTACCCACCTTGAGTATGCTCGTTAACGGTACAGACTGGGCTACTTCCGGCGTCTCCAGTGGAACTATTCAGATCCATAATTCATCGTCTGCCGGATTCTCCAGCCCCCGTGTGGGAAGCAATTGGTTTGCTCGAACCAATGCAACCTCTTCAGGCGCATTAGGGATCAAAACGGGCTTTTTCCTTGGAGGGTCCCAACCCTTCCGAGTAAAGGGACACGTACGCATGGGAGTAAACTCCCGTACCGTGAACATGGTAATCAAGTACTTCACGTCAGTTGGCGGTTCACAGGTAGGCTCAACTGTAACTGTAGGTCAAGGTGTAGTCAGTACTTCAGCCTGGACCAACGTAAACTCAGGTTCGTTAACCACACCAGCCACGACCACGTATGTGGAAGTCACGTTTGAAGCTCAGTCGGCAGTCTCCGGTGATTTGATTTACGTCGATGATATCCATGCACGAAACAGCTCTTCTGATCTGGCTTACATGGATGGAGACACCAGCATCAATTCCGGTTGGTCTGGCTATCCTGGAGGTTCACCCTCAAAAGAAATCACATACACCACTGACAGCATGACGCCAAGTTTTGGTATCCCTTTTACCCAGGTCGGAAGTTCTAGCATCCACCACTACGGTAGTGCAAGCTGGTTTACTATTCCTCCGGATAATAGGTATGTCAAAGCGACCGTAGCACTCGGACAGTTTGGCCTGGGTCTTGGAATAGACGCCTATGGTCCCCCTGTTCCCACTCAGATCAGCATTGCTATGCAGGGTGCACACGCTACTAAATCAGCAATTCGTATCTGGTACCGTAAAGCGTGGTTAAGCGCGTAAGGGGGAAAGATGGTTAACCCTAAGCCCTATAATAGAGGGACAGTTACTCTTCATTTATGGGACCCAGACACGGATGAAACCCTTGACCTACCTGACTATCAAAATTTGTCCTACAGCATTCCATTTAATGATTTACCAGTCATTTCCTTCTCCTACCCTATTAACGGGAAAAATGGATTAGATCTGGCCTACCGCATTCAACCTATGGTGTGGCTTGAAATTGATGGCATAGAACCAGAAAACCATCGATTTTTCATTGATCAAGCTGATATGAACATGGCTTTTGATCAAAACGAAGGAACCTTACACACTTATGCAGGGGCAGGGATCATCGGACGAACCCGTGCATCCCTGATCTACCCTGACCCTGGGTTGAGTACAGGATCAGTTACCGGTTACCGAAGCAATGACCGAGTAATCGGTGGTACAGCAATACCAGGCCACATCGCCTGGAGTCTGGTAAAAGGGCTATGGAATGAAGCAGAGTGGAGAACAGACAATGCTGTGCTGCCTCTGCGCTTGCCAGGTACTTTGACTCATGATGCCTCTGGTTACGCCTGGAGTTCTCCATTAGCAGTAGAGCGTGTGGTAACCATCGGAACGTCAATCTGGGATTTCGTCAAGAAAATGGCTGACCAAGGATACTTCCATATCTCGACTAGTTCCACTTCGGAAGTATTCGTGAATGGCCGTCACTGGTCTGTCAAGTTGTTGGATACAACTAATCCCACATACTATCCAGACAAATCCGACGAAGTCATTTTCCGTCCTGGAACACATGTCAAGAACGAACGGGTTGCCGTAAATACCCGAGACGCTTACAGTACGGTGCTGGGTGAAGGGGCTAACCGTAGATACTATGAATCGCGAGATTCTACCCCGGAAAATCTTTATTACCGTAGAGAAGTATATATTTCCAACACTAATCTCATTTCTGATGCAGAAATCAGTAACTTCTTTTCGCGTGAACAACAAAAACGACAAAGTTATGCCGCCAACAGTCGTACCTTTGAAATTACTCCGGGCTCAGGTAATGACTACATTCCCGCGTTGGATTTTGACAATGGCCATAAAGTATCAATTGATGACCAACGTTACATTTGGCTTGGTACTACCGTCAACGTCGGTACAGTAGTCGCTTATACTGTCAGTGTAGGCAATACCAACCGGCGTATTGAGACTGTGGCTATCGAGCTGGTTGCACGCTTGACTTCCAAAGAGCAAGACCTGCAAGCTCAAATCAGCAATATCCAAGATGGCACCACACAAGTAAGCCATGGTCCAATTACAGTATCAGCCACCAGCGGTTTTACCAGCACCACATCAACGTCTTACACAGACACAGGTAATGCCTTGTTCGTAGATTTCACCGCTCCACGGAGTGGTCGCATCTTGGTATGCCTGGCAGCTGATATGTGGGAAACCGTTAGTGGGGCTGAGTGTCGGACAAGCTTCCGCATTTCCGGTGCTGATACATTACCAGCGGACGACAATAGATGTGTAAAAACCTCCCCAGGAACCGCATTGACGTTGTCTCTATCTTCACTCATCAGTGGCTTAAAGCCTGGTGGAATGTCACGAGTGACAGTTCAACACAGGGGTTCCGGTGGCCCCGGGGTTTCAAACTTTGATCGCAGAAGTGTAGTCGTGATTCCTCAGGATTAGGAGGTAGGATGGACCAGTTTCTACTACTGGCCAAAGATTTCGGCCCGTCCACTCTACTCCTGACACTGGTGTTGTACATCGTCAGATTGGTTGCGTCCGGGCAATGGGTACCTCGTTCCACACACGAAGGTCAGCTTGCACAGATGGAGAAAGATCGCGACTACTGGCGCGCGACTTCTGACAAGTGGGAGAAAGTGGCAGAAGGGCGTATCAGTCTGATCATGGACCAACAGGAGGCAGTAACCAGCCTCACTGGCCATGTCGTCAAATCCATTAGAGAGGCAGGAACTCCGGGTGTGGTGGAACCATAAAAAGGACCCAGCTCCCCAGGAGGACACCACCTCTTCAATGGAAAGAGCTGATGCGGCCTTAGAGAAGGTGCACGAGTCGCGCTTGAAGACACGAGGGATTCTGTACTATCTAAAGCGTGAAGCAGAGGACAACCACTTTGCTTTAGATTTTATCAATATGGTCGAAAGAGGTAGATCATGAGCCTGACGTATTGGCTTGGAGTGATCTTTGTCTTTATCGGAGCCATAGCAGCTTGGGGCTTTCTACCTCTCTACCATTTCACTGCGGCATGGTGGAAGACTTTTGTAGGTAGACACTTCATGGCCTACTCGTTTGCTATCGCTTTACTCTACGCGCGAGGCGTGTATAATGCTGTTGCGATCGAGCCACGAGAACCTGGCATAGTTACCGTTGTGCTTACCGGAATAGTGACCACCGTGGTTGTGTGGCGAGTTGTTGTGTATGTCCGGTTAGAACGTATGAGATTAAAAGAGAGGAAACGAAATGAACTGGTTTAAGGACACTGCGGAGCGCGTAGCCGCTACTGCTGCTGAGGTTGCTCTCGCAACCATGTTCGCAGATGGTGTGAACTGGCTTGACATCAACTGGCAGCAAGGTGCAGGTGTTGTGGCGGTGGCTGCTGTCGCATCCTTCCTCAAGGCTGTTGTGGCTCGTCAGAAGGGCGACCCGAACAACGCTTCCCTTGCGGCGTAAGTGATTTAGCGAAAGATCGGCCCTCGTGTGGATTCGTCTGCGCGGGGGCCGGTTTTTTGTTGTTCAGAGTCTTTGCACTAGCAAACGCTATGAGCTTGACACGGCTGATTTTCATCTCTAACATCAATCAAAGATTCGCACACGCGATTGACTCTGAGGAGAGCACACGTGGGAAACGTAACTCCAATGCGCAAGGGTAAGGCTGCTGCCAAGCCCGCTGCTGAGGTAGAAGAGCTAGATCTGGATGACCTTGAGCTTGACGGCCTTGAAGAGCTGGATGACGTTGATCTAGAAACAGAGCCTGAGCCTGAGGCTGAGGTCAAGAAAGTCCCGGCTAAGAAGGCCGTTACCAAGAAGGCGAAGCCTGCTCCCCAGATCGAATTCTCCGAGCATGGCGACGAGATTGAGCTTGATTTCGAGGAAGAGGAGACTGAAGAGGCTCCCGCTCCGACACCCGTTGTTACCAAGAAAACCACACCCAAAACCGCTACCAGGAAGACCGCGCGTGATGTCGCGCAGGAAGAGGAGACTGACATGGCTGAGTACCTACGTGGATTCGCCGCTGGCAAGTACGGCGTAAATCTCTCTCGTGAGGACGCTGAGCGTGTGGACGCCACCCTCAAGGCGGCTGAGCAGGACCACACGGGGAACCTGTTCGCTTACCTCGTTGGTTCAGGTGTCACAGAAACCGCGTCGGCTACCGTCATCAAGTCGCCGGGTGTTACTCAGGTAGTTTCTAAGGCTCCGCGTGCCACTAAGGCTCAGACTCGCGCGGCTGCTGCTACCGCTCTCAAGACTGCCAAGAAGCCTGCTGCGAAGTCCTCAGGCGATCTGGACATGAAGGCTGTGCGCACTTGGGCACAGAGCAATGGCTATGCGCTTGGCGACCGTGGCCGCATCCCGGCTGAGATCCAGGACGCTTACCGCGCGGCTAACTAACTTCTAACCCTCCCAGACTCTATCGAGTGGTTAGCGAGAAGGTCCCTATCCTTTGGCAGAGGGTAGGGGCCTTTTTCGTGCGTCCGATCGGGTGACTAACCTGGACATGGTGTTGTTCGGGTGCTAACGTAGTTCTCGTAAGGCCACAACACGGGAGGTTGAAATGGCTAAGTTCGATGAAGAAGAGTGGAAAAAGCGCATGGCGCGTGAAGCTGCTGAGGAGGAAGCGCGCGAGCGTGATCTGAACGACCAGCAGGTTGACGATAGTTTGATGTTTGAAACGTTTGAAGTTCTTGGGCTTCGCGCATCTGAAGTCGCTAAGTTCCAGAAGGAAGCTGAAGAGGCATTGAAGGACCGCATCGACATGGATGATGCCATGCGTGTGATTGAGAAAGGCAAAAAGCTTCACAAAAAGGGCAAGAAGGCTGAGGCCGAAAAACTCCTCAAGGGCAATAAGAACGTTCAGAAGATCAGCAAAGCACAGCAGAAGAAAAAGGGTTGTGGTGTCATCGCGATTCTTCTGCTCGCCATTGGGGGAACAGCTGCTGGCTCTGTCGTGTGGGGAGCAGTTGAAGTCATCAGTGCCCTTCACTGACTAACTGAATAGACGAATCCCCCGGCACATGGCTAAGACTCTGTGTCGGGGGATTTGCGTTGTGCTGGTTAGTCGTGCTGGCAATCAGGAAGACGACCGATGTAGCCGTGTTGAGCACCTGTCTTGCAGGGTCCTGATTTGCTCTGTAAGACCTTGGGACCGTCAATGAGTCCGTCCACCAGGTCCAGGCAGTCTAGAGCCTCTGAGACGCTGTACGGCACTAGTACGATACCACCAGCCCAGGCTATACGATCCATGACATAAATCTGTCGTGGGCTAGGATGATTACCAGGCATCTTCACCTCAAGCCCGATGAACCGGCCCCGGTAGCACGCGAGCAAATCAGGTACGCCGGACATCTGTTGGTCATGCCCATGCACCTTGAAGATGAACAGCTCATGCCCACGCTTCTTGGCTTCTTTTTTGAGAGCTTTAGTAATATTTTCAGATAACTGCGCTTCAGGTTGCTTTCCCATAACTCCCCTTTGTGTGGATACGAGAAAGCCCCGTAAGTCACGGACCAGGCTCCACCCCGAGTGGGAGTCAGTACGCAGGCTTACAGGGCCTCTCGCGCCTAACGGTGTGCCGCTAGGACATGCTTCTCAGTCTACACTCACAGTTCATCAAGGTCAAGCTCATCTAGCTCTTCCTCGTCAACCTCGTCCTCTTCGTCCTCTTCCACCTCAACAGGCTTCCGCTTGGCCGGAGTCTTCTTTGCCGGAGCAGCCTTCTTGGCGGGAGTCTTACGGGCAGGAGGAGCCTCTTCTACCGCGTCTTCGTCCTCTTCCTCATCGTCGTCCATACCCTGAGGAGAACTGCTGGCAAGCTCAGACTTCGGAATGAAGCCTTGGACAGTAGACTTCTCCTTACCGTCGTACTCGTCATCTTCCAGGATGACACCTAGCTGACGACCGACGAACTTGTTCGGGTCGATCTTGATACGCTTCTTTTGCACGTTGGCTCCACACGCCATGATGAAGGCACGAAGCTTCCAAAGGGCTTCATCGTTCAGCGTGCAGTAAACCGGGTAAGTGGCAGACGGGTCATCCACTAACTTGACCACGAATACCCATTGAGCATTACCGGCCTTGGATTCGTTCTCTGTTACGCTCGCAACAGTGGCGAGATACTCTCCGGCAAGCTTGCGCTTTGGCCGGATGTCAGAGCCCTCTTTGACGTTGGTGAAGTCAAGAGTACGTGCGGTAACCTGCTCAGCCATTTCGAGCAACCTTTCCATTTTCGATCAATTCAAGAAGCCTGGGAACAGTCGGATTCTTCAGATACTTGGGCATCTTGGAACCCATCTCACTGCGGAAACCTGTGTCGTACGCGGGGTGTGGAGCAATCCATAGGCGTCTCTGTGGACGCTCTACTTCCTCAATCTCTTGAGTCTTGGCATTGCGCACCTTGACTTGAGCATTGACGACGTAGAGACGGCCGATGACGTCAACCATTGAGTTGACTGCTGCTCGCACACCGCGTTGTAGATCGGGGACGTAATAGACGGCTGAGTCTTCAGCGTCTTCGTCCTCGTCCCCCGCCTCATTACCTGAGACCATTCTTTCCTGTGAGGTGAGGATAATTCCGTAAGGAAGATTGTGGAAGTTGAACAACATAGCTTCCATCATCTTCGCGGCATCACCGTAATTGGGAAGAGAGACTTTGTTCGGTCGTCTAGTGAGATCCCGTTCTTCCTCTTGATTGACTACCCAACGGACGGCCATGGTTCCAATTTTAGTCAGCCCGTCAATAGCAATCCATTTGTAATTGTGCTTCCCTGACCTGATGTACTTGTAAGCGTCATCAATGTCTTCCCATTTTTCAATGGGCCACACTTTGGGGTCTTGCTTGGTAAACTGATCTGTGCCGCCCTCAGGGTCAAGGAATAGCACATCCTCAATATTTGGTACTCCCGCACTCAGACAGAAGGTACTTTTGCCCTTCTTGTTCCGGCTGTAAATGAAGATCCGTAATGGACGCTTCACCTCAGACGGTCGCCGGATTTTACCAGCAGCGATTTTAGAATAGTCCTTCGTCGCTGTTGTCGCCATATGGACCTCCGATCACACTTAGCCCTCCAATGTTACCAGATCGTGATCCGATGGTCAATGTCCTTCAGGTGTTCCACCATTACCCATATCTGCATAAAGTGAGGGGTAGCGTTCTTTCAACACCTGTAGAATAGCGACGGCTAGATCATGGATTTCCTCATCGGCTGCTGGGTCATTCCGCTTGCTCATGAACTCACGCCATGCCCTGTGATTACCAGTAACGACAATGGCCGTGCTCTGTGAACCCAGTAAAGCAGCACGGGCGGCTGATCGAGCACGCTTGCGTGATAGTCCTAGCTCAAGGCGCATGATCTCAGCTAGCTCCTGGTAAGCAGCCTTAGCCCGTGCATCCAATGCGTTCAAGATGTGTTGTGCCCGGTTGCTTTTCTTGACATCAGGAGGTAGTACAATCATGTTCGCTGATTCATCTGCATATCTCTGCGAACGTTGAGAATATGCAAAGTGACGATGACGAACCAGTTCGTGTGTAAGGCTACGGGACACATCGCGAATGTAGAAAGTGATGGATGCATGTTCAAGTACGGAAAAATGACCAACCTCAATGATGTGCTTGTTGTAGTCGGCATTTGTCCGTGTGGCAGCATTCGGTTTGTTCCATGATTCATAGCATGACCGTCCCGCGAACTCAGTCAAGAGTTCAGCGTCAGATGATTTTCCTAAATCAAGTTCCATCCAATCACCAATATTTGGATTCCCCAGCTCAGTAAGCTCAATTAGCTTGGTTTCCGCAATGGGAATTACGCGCACTAGAACCCCTCATTTACTACGGGCTGAGGTTTCGGCATATTCTGAGGTGAGTTGAATTGCATCTTCAACATCAACTTCATGAACTGAAAACAATTGTTACAGAACTTGTCCTGGGTACAGCGCGTGCACATCATCTTTAAACACATACCTCCACTAAGACAGCCTTCACAGTCACACATTAAAAGCCTGTCTCCGATCGATCCTTTTTGTCTTCGTAGTAGTCCAGCACGTCACCCACACGGTAACCTTGCCGGATGACTTGCTCTGCGTTCCCTCCTGTTAATTCTACCCCACACAACCGCTTGTGGCTACACATCCAGTTGCACGAGTTGTCATAGACTCGCTCCACCGCGTCACGCTGCTCGAAATTGTATTTCTCCATGCGCTTCATTGTGTGCCAGTTTTCCGCAATGGCACGCTTGAGCATGTCAGGATTCTTCTCGATCGTCTCCCTGCGGAAGAACGTGGACAGCTGAGGCTCATCCGGCACATAGCGCAGAGACTTCAAGTACCTCAATTTCTCTTTGATCTCTGGCGTGAGGGTGAGGTTATGAGCACCTTGGTACCGTTTGATAGCACGTGCGTATGTGAGGTAATCGGTATCAATCGCAGATTTACTAAGACGGGACCCATCTTTAAGCATTTGAGGTTCAGTGAGGCCTTTAGTACGAATGTAGTTCCAGATAAAACCCTGTACGGGAATTTTGTTCTTTTCTGCCAAGTACATGTAAATAGCCGATTGTGGGTCTTGTACCCGATTAGTAAAGTCAGGTAACGTTTTGTGCGTCTTGTGGTCGACAAGCCACAGACCGAATCGGTCTTCAATGAGCATGTCTGCTTTTCCTCGGAGGATCTTCCCATCAGGCATCTCCCAATCCATGGAGAACTCAACCTCATGGACCTTCCAATCATCATTGGCGTAGTGCCAGAGATAGGATTCCATAAGGCCTAGACATTCGTTCGGTAAGTCTCCCAGCTTCTCTTTCTCTTCATCGAACAACTCACCGAACTTGAGTGTGAAGTGTGCGTGTACTTTGCGCCAGTCTTCTCCCTTGTAGTGTGCCTCCAAGAGCGCGTGCATCCAAACGCCCCGGCGTAAAGGCTTTGACGTTTCTAATGGCTTTAGTCTGTCATGGTAAGTGTAAAGTGCTTGTCGTGGGCAACGCCTGAAGCATTTTAACATTGAATTAGTGTGGATGCTCTTTCCATCTCCATCAAGATACAGTGCGGGCATTTTTTCTCCTAGTCCGTTCTCGTTCTTTGTTACATGTCCTACAAGTCCGTTTCCCAGTGCGGAGAAGAGTTAAAGAATGCCCTCGTTTACATACCTTCTTTTCTCTATTTCCGTTACTATGTCGATCCCGAGAAACCATGTCTTCAGAATTATTTTTGGGCTCACCCCATACTAGATGCTCTCTATTTACGCAGCAGGGATTGTCACAAGTGTGGCGTGCAACTTGCTCCAATTTCTGTGTTTTAAACCAAAGAACCATTCTAATAGCTCTGATTGAACGGCCATTTACAGTTACCGTTGCATAACCGTCTTTATCTCGGTACCCTTGAAATTGAACACAACCAGAGACAGGGTCGTGAATTGAACGGGACAATAAACGGTACATATGTTCAGGTTTTGCGTTCATAATAGCTACATCAGACAAGCGCATCTGCGTAACCATCCTTCCACTCATAAATCTGTGAGACGTCAAGCTCTTTAGCTTCGCCCCAACGCTTTCCGGCCTTCACATCCGCGATGATCGGTACGTTCAGGTTCACACCAAACTTCTCCGCTAGAGGCAGGTTCTCCATTGTGTCTTTGATAATGGGAAGAGCGATACCCATTTCCGGACGCCACAGTTCGAGGTTGATGGAGTCGTGCACACCACCAATGATGTGGCTCTTCAACTTGAGGCGCTTGAACTCTTGGTCGATGAGCGTGAGCGCCCACAGTGCCATGTCTGAAGCCATTGCTTGAACGGGACTGTTGATGGCTTGACGCTCAGCCTCAGCACGTACATCGTCTTTGGGCGAGTCAACGTCTGGGAGATGCCGAATCCTTCCGAGGGGCGACTCCACACGTTTAAACTCACGCGCCAACTTTCGCTGTTTGTTGTGCCACTTAAGGAGTAGTGGGAACTCCGCAAAGAAAGCTGTCCTAAAGGCCCTAGCTTCAGATTCATTGACAATTACTCCGTAGTTCTTGCGCGCGGTTTCAATGTACTTCAGCCAACCCATGCCGAACAAGAAGCCGAAGTTGACTGACTTGGCCATTGTCCGGTGGTGTGCTGTGATGTCCTTACGCTTCAAGCCTGTGATGCGCATGGCCATTTGTGTGTGGACGTCTACACCGTTGTTGTAGTAACTGAGCATTGTGGACTCTTGCGCGAGGAACGCAGCAATCCTCAGCTCAATCTGGGAGTAGTCAGCCTCAACCCAGAACCACTCATCCGGTGCACCGAAGATCCCTTTGATGAACGAGTCACGTGGAACCTGTTGAAGGTTCACACCACGAATCTGTTTGACACCAGTGACTTTCTCCGCATCAGCCTTACCCGATGCTGTCCGACCGGTTGAGGTACCCGCGATCTTGTATGTCGTGTGGAGCCGGTCATTCTCATCGATCAATTCCACATAGGACGCGAGAAACGCACTCTCGTACTTCTGCCACTTAGAGCGCTCTTGAAGCAGAGGGATGATCGGATGTTCGCTTTCTGTCCACATCTGAGCAAGACAGTCAGAACTTACTGAAGGGTCACCAGGAGAACCGTCCTCTTTGGCTTCTCCGCGCGCGATGACCGGTAGTTCAAGCTCATCAAACAGCAGCCATAGAAGAAAGTTAGAGCGTCCAAAGTTGACTTCCTTGATGCCCTTAGGCCAATACTTCTGTTCCGGCACATACTGCATCAGTTCAAGGTCAAGGGTTTCGAGCTTGGCTTTGGCTTCGTCCCAACGTTGATACAACAGAGGTCTGTCCACCCATGCGCCCGCACGTTCCGCGTCTGTCAGGGATTCGCTCAGGGGCATGGTGACGTTGAGGTAGAGCCTGGCTAGTCTCGGCTTGTCCAACAAGCCCTGGCGTAACCTGTAGGCGTACAACCGGCCCGCGTGCCAAGTGTCCAGCATGTTGTACCACAGGGTGTCCCGAAGCTTGGCCGTGTAGTACCAGCCATCACCCTGGACATCCATAGCCCACGGCTCAACGCCTAACTCCTGTTGTGCCAACGGTTTCAGGCCTTTGGGCCTGTTCTCATTCAACAGGTGAGCGGCAAGCATGGTGTCAAAGGAGAGCCGGACACGGTATCCGAACTGACGTAACCACCTGTTATCGAACTTTCCATTATGGGCAATGGTTTTCTTGACTTTGACAAGGACCTTGGCAATCCAGCCGAAGACCGTGTGCCAGACTGTCCTAAAGGGACTATTGGGATGAGCCAGTGGAACTCCGTAACAAACCGCGTCACTCATGTCCTCTTTGGACCATAGAGTGAAGGCAGCCGTAATGATCATGGGATCATCGCCGAGAGAGTTCGGCCTGAACTCGTCAAAGCCGGACGTTTCCAAGTCATAGCTACAATGCACAGCCTTTTGCATGTGACGTAGCATCGCCTTGAGTCTGTCCTGTGTGGTCACAAAGACTGACTTCGGTGGTGTGTTCATCGGGTCATCCGGCAAGCCCATGGCTACACGGTGGAAGTACCTTAGATCAGCCTCAAAGCCTTCCTTCATACCGGGGTTACGGTAGATCATGCTTGGGGCGATCGTCGGGATAACGGTAGCGTCACCGACCTTAATGGACGCTCCGCGATGCTTCATGATCCCTGACTTACCTGTGGCAGCAAACATCGCCTCATTGCCCAGTGTTAGAATCCACTTAGGACGGATGAACTCAATTTCCTTTGTCAGGTAAGTCTTACACGCCTTCTGCTCGGTCTTCTTACCTTCCATGTCCCACACGCGACACTTGAGAGCAGCCGTGAACGCGAGACGAGACACGTCGAATCCGGCACGCTCAAGGTAGGTGGAAATCTCCTTGAGTCCCTTGTCCCCCAACGGGTTCTTGGAAACAATGAGGATGTCTGCCTTGTGGTTGCCTACGGCCGTCACGCAACGGTCGTCATCGTCAGCCTGTCGGTGAAGCTTGCAGGCGACACATCCGACGTTCCGCACGGCAAGCTCTACGTGTGGGTTCATGCGCATGTGTCACATCCTAAGACTCCGCAACAGGTTCCACATTCACAGCGGCCTGTACCCCACCAATCACCATGAAACATCTTCTTACACCATGCTAGATAAGCTTCAGGCTCCTTTGCAGGATCAGGGCGTGGCTCTGTCATTATTTAGTAACACCTACCTCTAGAGCAACTGCGAGGCTGTCATTCCAAAGACCAGCTTCACCTAGAAGTGCAATACCATCAATCTGTCGGTATGGGTCAGCCCAAATTACATGTGTGATCCCTGCGTTGATGATCAGTTTGGCACAATCGAGACAAGGCGCATGAGTCACATACATTGTAGAGTCCTGTGTGGACACTCCGTATCGAGCAGCAAACGCGATAGCGTTAGCCTCAGCGTGAACACTGGCTCGACAGGGGCCAGCGGGACACCCTTCCTCATGGTAGCGCGGGTGTAATGTCTCTTCATCAAAGCCTTGACCTTTGAATCGGCATGCGCATGTGTGGTCACAGTGCTCGATCTTTGAGGGCACTCCGTTGTAGCCAGAGGAGATCAAGCGTCCGGATACGGTGATGACTGCACCGACCTGGAGACGTGAGCATGTCCCCCGTCGTGCCGCATTGCGCGCATAGTCCATACAGACTTCGTGCTCACTAGGTCTAGTCATTAGCTGTCCTCAAACCAAGTAGCTCACAAACTTGCTCAATACGGCCTGCATCCCCTGTATACGGATCGTCAAAGACATAGACTCCATCCCCATCAGGGTCTAAAATGGTTTTAATAGCTTCTAGCTTTTCATTAGAGGTCACTGAGATCAGGCTCCTTATAGTTCAGTCCCTTGATGATTTTACCTTCGGCATTCATACTTACTGTGCCATCAGTATTGAACTTGGACATGTTAGACGCATGCACACGGCGAACAGCCTCATCCAAATCAACCCCAAACTTTCGAGCGAATCCGTATAAGGTATAAATAACATCTGCCATTTCCTTTATGACAGCTACGCGCTCTTCAATAGTTGTGAATTCAATAGAACGATAACGGGTCTCAGCCTCATACAAAGCGTCTGATAACTCACCTAATTCTTCCAGCAACAAAGCACGTGCTAACGGTAAAGTAGGCTCATGCTTTGCTTTCACATAAAACTCTTCTACCATTTCTTGCTGTGTCAGTAAAGGTGGAGCACAGTCAGTGCACATCTGGCCTCCTCAGGTCAGTTGATCCAGTGTACCAGATTACTACTTCAAGCGCAATCTGTCCGGTCGGCTGGTCACATAATCCGCTACCTCTTTGTCACTCTGCAATGCCTCAAACATGATGGTATCAATTGATCCCGGCACCAACAGGTAAGTGTACGTGCGCGACTTCTTGCTCAACGCGATTCGGTCATTCGACTGACTGAAGTCAACGAAGCTGGGTACCAAGCTGAACCACACCATGTGTCGTGCGGTGCTCAGGTCAATACCAAGGGAACCGCTTTGTGGTTGCATGACGAACAATCCAGCTCCGTCAAGCCTCTTAAAAGATTCGATATTCCTTGTGGACTCAGTTCGAGATACCCCGCCGCGCAATTGGAACACTGGTAGCCCAAAACGGGTTCCCAATAGGGCGATAGCATCAAGATCACTCTTAAACCGAGCAGCGACCACGACTTTTTCATCCACTTCTTTGTAGTATTCAACCAATTCTTCGAGCGCTTTGACTTTCTCATTTCCAATTCGAATGACCTCCCCTTCATCTGTTGTTGCACAGCCAGAAGTGATCTGAGCCAAGCGTAATGATTGGACGAGTTTAATAGACGCTTCAATGGTGTGACTGTCTGCTTCGAGCTTGAACTCATTGGCCTTCTCTTTCCAGCGCTTGTCTCCGGTTTCCTCGAACTTGTTCATACAATAGGTGCGCTTCTTGTTCGCCTTGACGCGTAGAGCCTCCTCGAACTCCCATGTGGTAATCATTTCCTCAGCCATCTCTTTGTACGCCCTGGCCGTAGATGGACCAAGCTTTACGTCAATGATCTGAGTGTCCACCTCAGGGAGATCAAAGCACTCGTCTCGCCGGACGGCGAATGAGTCAGCGTGGATGCGCGTGCGGAAGTCATCCATGTTACGGGGGCCGGTCCATTGGTCGTATCCATTGGAGTTGATCCAGCGCCCATAATTCTGTTTGAACGCGAGAGCATCCGGTAAATCTGCGAATCGCTCAGGTGCTACATACTTCCACTGCATGTATGCATCGTGCACACGGTTAGCTTTAGTGACGGGTGTTCCTGTAAGGATAGCATGAAAGACGAACAATGATCGCATACTAACGAGCATAGTTGCTGCTTTACCTGATGGGGATTTAATCTTGTGAGATTCGTCAAGCACTCCAGCGGCGGCGTCTTTTCCAATCCACTGCTTGATCTGGTTACGTACCTTGAAGCGTCCCGTGCGCTGAGACCTACGACCGTTGGGAAGCTTACGCCCTGGTGTGGAGAAGGCTTCGTAATTAGTGACCACAACTTGGAGATCAAGGTATCCGGGCATGTCAGGTGATGGGAGCCCACGTTTCCTCTCTTCTGCATCCCAGATGATGACCTGGTGATTCACTGGTGAGTGTGCCGCGAACTCTACCGCCCACACGTCCATGACTCTCGCCGGACAGACGATGAGTGCTTTTCGAATCTTCCCCTGTTGCGCCAGAATCGATAAGATGTCGATCGTGGTTTTCGTCTTGCCTGTGCGCGGTTCCATCAATAGGGCGATGTGGGTTCCCAGCTTCAATGCTTTCTTGACCGCGCGCACCTGATGTTTGTATGGGCGCGTTTTCCACTTGTAGCCCATGAGGTCTGAACCCTACCGTCTCGTGTTTACGGACATGATCTCTTGCTCCTGTCTGACAGTCATTCCATCTATGGTACCAGAGTTGTCCATGGCAGCGTCGGCAGTTCCATTGATAGCCGTCCTTTCGTGTGCCGTAAACATAGACCAATCGACGGATGCGTCTCATAAAGGTCTCAGCCCTAGGTCAGTGTTGCCCGGACAATTGGCAGGGTCGTCACACATCGTTGTTCCGCAGCGTACAGGGAGAGAACCATGCTCAGCACATGCACGTAGCCCATGACTGCCATGACTTCGGCACTGTGGATCAACCCATTCATCCTCTGAACAGCTACAGCAATGGCAATCATGCTTGAGGGGTTTTACTTCGTGTTCGTCGTCCTCGTGTGGGCTGGTCATACTCTTCTCCTGCCTTTGCCATTGCGTCCAGTTCAGCCTGAGTGTACCTGATCGGCTTGTAGTCAGGCTGTCCGGCTTTCCTCATCCCACAGTAAAAGCAACGGAATGCTTCATCTGTTGTCAGGATGACTGCACCCCGAAGAGCATGTAAACCCTGATCACGCTTGAACGTGGTAGGCCGACGACACCGCCCACACCAATCGAACTTGGACGTCTGCCACATATATTTCACTGGTGGTGAATGCAATGATGCACGAGAGACAATAGACACGTCTACGTAGTGTGCGTCATTCATTTGTGAAATGATGATTTTTACCATTTCAAATGCTTGAATATAGTCAGGGAATACTTTACCCACCCATCGACCATTGTTTTTCAAAGCATAAACAGCCCATGGATTTTTTCCTGGTTGGATAATAGGTCTGATGAACATCTGTCGATACAGAGGGTCTTTAAGAAGCTCTTTCAACGTAGGGGGATTGAAGTTGTGTGCGCGTCGGGTGGTCATGTCGTCATTACCGTCCATCCTGATCCGGCGTTACCCACCACGTGACCGTTCTTCACAGCCCGTGCTAATTGTTCACTGATATTCTGCTTACTCGTTCCTGTGATCGAGATAAGGTCAGCCAAGAGTGCCACGCGGCCATTGGTCGCTCCCAGCGTACGCAAGACTTCAGAGATCTTTGCTCCGCCCGTACCGGCTCGGTTCCGTCGTTGGGTGCCTGACACTTCACGCTGTGCCGCTTGCTCGATCCCTACGTTGTCCATGAGCGCACGATTGACCTCAGGACGCCACAGAGGATTACTCTCGTTGTCCATGTGTGGAATCTTGACGGAAAACTTCAACTCAGTCTCCATCTTAGTCTCACGCGCTACGTAGATGACGGCAGGCTGTCCGACCTGCTCGCGCTTGTCGTACACGTACAGCGAAGCCTCTACCCACGCGTGAAGGGCCTGAGCGCCCATCATGTCCTGCCCGTGACGCGCGTCTGTCTTCCCGTCTGCTCCCGCGTTGGCTTTCCGCACGTGGTGAATGATGATGATAGCGCAATTGTACTTTGTGGACAGTTGCTTGAGCGGCCGAAGGATCTTTCTGTTCATCTCGTCCGATTTGTAAGAATCAACCATTCCAAGCGTAGTGCCGAGCGTGTCGATGATGACGCATTTGAGTTCGTGCTCTTGGATCTGCGCTTCAAGCCAGTCATGCCAGCGCGATTCTGAAGACGTGAAGCCAGCATGCACCTGAACTTTAAACGCTGACAGATCACGTGTCTGTGGGGTGTGCCATACTTCCCCGTTCTCATAGGACAGATGACCGAACGAGTCATATCGCGAGTCTTTACCATTGATAATCCTCTCTCCACGGTCAACGATCAGCGCTTCGTTGTCCTCTTCCTCAATCAGCAGAACCGGTCCTCGTGTGGACACCGGGAACTCACCCAAGAAAGGGTGACCGGATACGATACTGAAAGCAAAATCCAGTGCTGTGAAAGACTTGTAGCTCTTGGGTACGCCGGAGATGAATCCACATGCACCTTCAGGCCAGATGTCTTTGATCAGCCATTTGACCGGCACACGTGGTTTACGCTGAAGGTCCTGAAAGGACGTCAGTGTAGTAGGCAGGACAGTATCGTCTTCTGCCTCGAACTCAAGAGCCTCTTCCGTCTCCGGCTTCATGGAGATGGCTTTGGCAGCCTCACGCAACAATTGTGTGATCTCATTGGAACGACCGGCGAACTTGTTCCAGTGCGTACGCTTGACGATGGCTACGATCTCCACCGCGCTACAGCCCGCGTCGGCCAACTCGCGTTCGATCTCCCACAGGACACCACTCTTGCCCTCTGGCTGTGCCCCTGCGGCGTCGTCTACCTGGTCTTCAGTGCGGAGCGCCATGAACTCACGGATGCGCTTGGAGACACGCATACGCACACGGTTCCACACTTCCACACGGTTAATGGCATCGATCATTTCACCTGTGGCGTTGGAGATATCCGCAACGTCCTTTACGGACAGCTCAGGTAGGCCGTCGAACTCATCGACTAGCCACGTACGATAACGCCTCCAAAGTAACCTGCCTTTGTACGGGTTACCCCCGTTAGATTCCAGGTACTCAGGTTTGCAGTTGAGAGACCCCGGAACACGAAGGTACTTGTTGCTTGCCCAACCACCCTTGTCAGCTCCAACCGCGTAGTTGAGCCTTTGATTGAGTCCACCTGAATCCGAGAGGACTTGATTGGAACTCGTATCGTGATCTTCGAGGACCCATACAGCTTGGAACGACCCCGGGGAAGTTTCCCATGCAATTGTAGGCGCGAACTGCCGAAGCAGGCCTTTGCGTGGATCTGCCCCATCCAAGTCTGCCCATAGGGCACGTTCAGCGCGCGCACTACTCTTTGCGCGTCCCTTTTCGGCAAATTGATTAGCTGTAAAGTAAAGATCTTTGCCACGATGCTCCTTGAGGTATGCGAGAACCTGAGGCCCCTCCTCGGGCCATGCGAATGCGCGCTGATCGTTGAATCTACGGTGCCCGTTACGAGCCAGCAGAGGCTTGTCAGGGTCCATCACGCCCATGCCTACATAAGACACCTCACCCTTGACGAGTTGTGTGGTACCCCAAATCTCGCGCAGTACAGAGTATTGCTCTTGTGCGTTCAGAGCTTTCGGGGGTTTAGTGCGCGGATCGGATTCCACGTACTGACCTCCTTAGTCCTCATTGTCATCTGGAGAGAACGGAGCATTCATCCTCGCTACGAACTTACTCGCGTTCTCATATTCACGAACCTTGGCGCTGGCATCATCTAGGCTGTAAAGGCTAAAGTCATTCCTCAACTGCTTCTTCAGTTTAGCAATCTCTTCCTCAAGCTGCCTGATCTCATGAACGATTTCAGACAGTACCGCGATCTTGGAAGGACTCGACTGAGCAACAGCAACATCCCGGTTATCACACATGACTACTCTCCTCCTCGGATTGGACCGTACCTCATCAGAGTACAGGGTCTGTCAAGTGAGCTGGTCTGATCCTTGACGGCCCTGGTCAGAGGCCATTGACAGAGTCTGGTAGTCTGAAGATGCTGGACTAGTGAGGACTTAGAGAGGCTTAAGACATGGCATATGAGGCGTATGAAGAGGTCAGGGGTAAAGCAGTGCTAGTAGTGCGGGGGGTTCTCGACTGCTTAAGTAATAACAACGCTGACCCCGACGGGAAGTACATGGCCCCACACATGGGGGTCAAAGAACTTTTAGGTGTTGCTAACGCTCATCTTGAACAGCATGGACAAGATGAGACAGGCATGTATTACCTGAACATCACCCTAGGTGCTCTAGCCAATGGGGGGTTAGTAACCAAGACAGTAGCCTCTGTGCGTAGCAAGCGTGCCAGGGGAGTGAAGTACTACCTGAAGTATGAACAGCTGGTGAAGTGGAATGCCTGGATCGACGCTAACCCTGACTGGGGTAACAGCTACCCGGCAGACGAGGAGTACGACACTGAGGGTATTCCTACACGTCCTGAGGTGTTCCTGTACTCCGACCCTTACACTAATCAACTGCCTTATGGGGAAGCTCACCGTACACAAGGCTGGATTAAGGGCTTTTTCCCTGAAGGCTCAACCATTGAAGTTAAGGAGCCGGGGGGACGTGTTACCCGGTTTATACCTCCATCAGAAAAGTACCCCTCTGGTCTTGTGGCTGTACGGGGTGATAACGGGGTATGGCGTAAGCGCAAGTAGTCCACTATGGCTAAGTCCGCCTATGGGTGGTATACCTATGAATACATCAGATGTAGCAGCAACGCCCAAGGGCCGGGACGGACCCGGGTGGCGAGCACGCTACTCTGATTGTATCATACGGTGTCAAGAGGTAGTGTAAAAGTGCAGGTCAGGAAGCACTTGACAGGACCCTTGACGGTCTCTGAGTGGATCATGAACGCACAGATCAGACGCCTCCCTGCCACCCTCACGCGCCTACCCGCCTCCTCCGGGGCGGTTTGCACTGTGGGTTTCACAGGGGACTCTCTGCTCAGTGAGATGTAACGGTTGGGTCACGGTGTCTGGTGAGAGGAGAAGGGGTGAGGTAGGGTGAGGGCTCTGAGAGTAGCCTGTGACCATGAAACGAGGGTGTGAGATGAAGAGATGCGTGACCGGTGGAGTCATCAAAGCCAGTATCAGTCACGATGAGGGAGCGATACGCAACGCAGCCTCTCGTACTAGCGCAACACGTAAAGAGAGTGTGCGAAGCAGACTTTTAGCTGATATCCGTGAGCTGAGGGAAGACGTCCGTCAAGCTGAGGCGCGTCTACGTGAACACGAAGATGGATGCGCGCAATGTCGCGAAGTACGTGAAGTTACCGAAGAGATCCGTAACGACATCAAGACACGTGCGGGCATGCAAGTTATTGAAGGGCCTAACGGAGAGGTATATCCGGTATGAAGTTTTACGAGGAGATTCCTCCGGAGATGGGTCAAGAGCGCTTGACCACACATTCACAGCAGGCTTACGACTGCATCAAGCAACTTATGGTTGAGCCTGGTAAGTGGGCGCTGATCAAGACCGATTCGACATGGAAGCCTCATTTTGCTTTTACTCAAATGGAATTCAACCGTTTCGTCCAGCTCCTCAAGGGTGAGGCTGCTTTACATAATATGGCCCATCGGCTGGAAACTGAAATGCGCTATATCCCTGGTGATGAGTCAGGCAGCTGGGATAGCCCTGAATCAACGCGACGTCGTACGGTGTTCAATCTGTTTGCCCGTGTGGTAACGGAAGAGGAGCAGAGCTAATCATGGACGCCGATGGGTGTGCGGCCTTGATTTTAGGCATGATTTTTGTCTTTTTCTTGACCTGGGGTGTGTTAGAGTTTCTTTCTAGACTGACAGGAGTTTCGCCATGAACTTCACGTGTGGTGGATGTGACGCTGAATGGACCGGGGCTAACACCTCGCACTGCTCAGCATGTCATCTGACCTTTAGTGGGCCGACGCTCTTTGACAAGCATCGTCAAGCGACCGTCAAGGCTCGTGTGTGGGTCAAGTACATGGAGGCCGAGGGACCGTTTTCTGAACCTAAGGTGATGGGCAGGTTTGTTCATCCGAGGGACCAACGTTTGGCGTCTGGACAGCGTAAGAGCGCGGCACAGACGTATCTATCACGTATGCGTGTTAATGGAACCAGCGGTGCTGAGGTTTGGGGTATCGAGACGCGAGACGTGCAGCTTCCGCGCGGTAGGTGTGTGGACCCGGCTACGGTTACGCGTCCGCTCAGTGAACGTGAAGTTGAGATGGGTGCGGTAGGATTTACGTTTGACGCGGATAGCGGGTTTGGCCGTGCGGCTGAAGACGAAAGTGACACAGAGGTACCTGTGTTCGAGTTTTATGGCACCACGTACGACGTTGAGGTAAACCGGGGAAAGGGTGTCATTACCGAGCAGCGGACACGAGCGGAGATGTGGCGGGCTTACCGGCTGAGGGACAGTGCGGGTAACATCATCGAACGTGGCTGGTTAGTGGACGGGAGCGAGTGATGGCTGACTGGATGGCTTATGGTCAGGTTCAAGAAGGAAGCTTTAGTTTACGAGAGGCTTTTGAAATTCAACGGGAATATCGGGAGCGGGCAGTGGAATTTATCCAGGGTAATTGGCGCAACATTCGCATTGCTCCTGTCGATCAAGAAGGCAGGCCTATGTGGGATGCGGCTGTTGAGTTAGTCAGCGGGACATTCAGCTATCGGGTGGATAATTCGATGCTCAATGAGGCGGGTGTTGAGATTGAGGAAATTAGGACTGGCGAAGGTTTGGCAGAAGAGATCAGTTTTGGTTTGAGGGAAATTCAGATGCCTCAGCCTGGTGAGGTACTCGCACATATGGAGTTCAATCCGGCAACCGGTGAGCTTACTCCGTTGATAGACTTTGCGCTTGCCAGTCCTCCGCTACAGCAGCAGCCACGTCAGGGTTATGATGAGCTTATGCAATCGACTAATGAAAGGCTGGTTACTGTCAAGGGTGGGCCGGATGCGGGAACTACTGAATTGTGGTACGGTCATAAGTTGATAGCTCTTACTGTGGACGGTATTTATTACACCCGTGGTGATGATTGGCTCTATGACAGCGTAAATGAGCGCGCGCATGAAGATCGTAGTTACGGTTATACTCAATGTCGTCCGTTGTTCGAATTGATGCCGATCGATGACTATGATGAATTAGTTATTGAAGGTGGGTGGCGTCAAGATACTCTTGATGATCACATTATGCAGGTGAACAAGGGAGAAATTGAGCCTGCTCTGGATTGTCCGTGGCGCTCTATCGGTGGTCATTGGGGAATCACACCTGAGTGGGGTATTCCTCGCGCATCGAGTATGCTTGACCTGAGTGATGACGAGGTAGATTCATTCCCTATGAGTGTGTTGGAAAGGTATGTGTGATGGGTGACGCGAGATCAAGTCGGGGTAGTGATGCGGGACTAGAGCGTGAGGCAGTGCGGAATGAGGTTCTCAAGTTCATGCCAAGGGCGTTCGTGGACCTCTATGAGTTACTCGTGTGGTCGGCACTGGGACCGGGCTTAGGGGTTAACCTGGAGGGTAGTAAGGGCAAGGCTGCGGAAGGTGCGTTGACTCGGTTGAGAATTGATGGTAGTGGAAAGGGACCAACAGCTGAATGGCAATGCATTTGTGGGTATTGGACTCCCAGTGCTGATTCCTTCTGTGTGGAATGTGATAGGCCTTGGAATCCTCGTGTGGTAACTCGGTTGCGTCCAGATGTAGAAGTCAAAGAGGGAGGGGTGATTGATGTCGGTAAGGCTCAGCGTGCACGATTGTCGACCAGTGAGGGTTCGATTGAAGGTCGGGTGACCAGAGGACCGGCGAAAGGGTCGGCACATGGAAAGCGTGAAGGTGCGCGCAGAAAGCCGGTAGTTGGTGAGGAATACGCGATTGCTCTTCGGGCTCGGGTGGATCGTGCTTTGGTTCGCGTTGTTCGCGAAGTTTCTCGGGATGCTGCCCATTCTAGTCGTGGTAGTGAGGCATTGCGTGACGGAGCGAGTGAGATAGCAGACTCTAGTCAGGTATCGACGTGGCGTAGGTGTTCCAGGACAGGTCCTGGTGGTGTATCAGCGGAAACTCATGGTGGTGGTAAGTGGTGTGGTCGGCTGCTGGAAGGGCACTGGTTGTTTTGCCCGTACTGTGGAGCTACCGCGATGGATGAGGAAGCCTGATAGATACCTAAGGTAGGTAAACAGATAATACCGCTTTGAACTGACTGGTCAGTCTAAAATGATGTTCAACTCCAGCAGTTTATGCAGGTCAGGAAGCGTTCAGGGGGAAGTCTCTTAGTTGGAGAGATACTTTTTTACCGAGAGAGTCGCCCACGAAGAGGTCTCAGCCGAGAAGTTTTCAAGATCAAATTCCACGATGCGGAAGTTACCAACCCGTGATGTTGATCTAGGCTCTGACGTGTTAGGGTAGTGCCATGCCACACAGCGAAGGTCACGAAATCATTCGAGACAATTACGTCTATCGAATGGTGAACAATCGTTGGGTATTGGTCGGAGAGTTCTGGGGAAATGTCAACATCATCAGTGGTTCCGTGGTGAACGGGACTGTGATTCAGGGATGGGTGAAATAATGGACAGCGTGCACCTCTCGGCATATGGCCGAATTGTTGAGGCTCTGGCAAGAGAAGGTGGAGCACACCCCACCGCCATTCTTACGGATATGCAGCGCCCATACGCGAGTGACATGCTCGACATGTTCCGTGAGGATTGCGAGCGCGCGCAGATCCCCGTACCGAGTGACGATGAGACGCCGGAGCTGCTGAAGAAGCTTTGGGACCACTACACCCGATAGATTCATCGGCTATGAAAGGGAATATGATGCAGTTTCCTGACCGGGTTTATGTGTACATGTGTGAGCGGTGTGGAGAGAGCCGTAATCGTTCATTCGTTAACCATGTCGGCAGGCCTCTATCTGAAACATCCCCGTGTGTAGGTAACGTCTACAGGCAGGCTTACCAGGTGATGAACGCTGACCCGGTCAAGCTCTAATCAGGCCGCGTTAGGCCGTTAGGGTGGTGTGTTAGCTGAGGGCTTGACGGGGGCTGTTCGGCGTGCCAAGCTTAAGGCACAACAACAGAGCGAGCAGGGAGACCAGGATGTTCCTGATCAAGCGCACCGATGGTCACGTCCTTCAGAACACCACCACGGTGGAGAAGGCGGAAGAGGTAGCCGCACAGGAGAGCCTCAACGGGACGCACGTCAGCGTCTGGGAGAGCTGGGTGGAGCAGGACGAGGACACCTTCATCAGCCAGTTCTACAACGGGAAGCGAGACCTCTGAGAGACCGGCCCCTACGGGGGCCTTTCTCTTTGTCCTGGGTACTTTCATTGCCTATGAATGTATCGGGTTAGATAACATGGTGGTAACGGTTAGATGTTAGGGCTTGTGCCGGGTTAGCGCGCTTGCTATGGTTCTTATATCAGCAAGACAGAGACACAAACCGAGGAGGCCACGATGGACGCTAAGAACTTTACTCCCTCTGATACGGTTTACCGTCTGGCAAGTCTGTCAAAGGTACTCGTTCCTAACTCGGAACTCAGCACATTCTCTGATCTTCCCAAGCTAGTTCGTAAAGGCCGTGATGGCTACTTGGCTTTGACCCGTTCTGGAGAACGGATGCTCTGGTCTGCTGCCGTGACAGCTAACGAAAAGCTTTACGGGAAATAACAAAGAGGTAACGGGGGCTTGTGATTAGAGCCCCCTCATGTTAGGGTTCTTATATCAGCAAGACAGAGGAGCCAGAGATGGACGTTCGGGTGAGGCGCTTCCAGGTCGAACGCGGTAACAAGGTCGAGTACTGGTGAGTTTACTGGGACCACAACAACCCCGGTCCCGCGAATGAGGTCTCGATTCTCGACCGCATCGCGATCTACACCGAAAAGCGATAGATAACAACTCGATAACGCCCCTGGACAACGAGGGTCTCAGGGGCTAAGGTTAGTCACATAAGAGAAAAGCACAAAGCAGCCGGGGGACACCGGTTAGCCCGACAGAGGAACTGAAATGGCCTTCAAGACCAACCGCGTTGAGAGCATCGAAACCCGCTACCCGAACTCTGAGACGATCGAACGCGACTCTGAAGGTAACGCGCTGAAGACCGTGCAAACCTTCAACCTTGGCATCGGTGAGATCATGAACGTTCAGGAGGGCCTGGACAACCTGCCGGAAGACAAGCGTCGGGCGATGGCTTACCTGGAATGGGTGCTCGGTTCCTGCGAGAACGTGCAGATCACGATCACCGCGACCTACGAAAGCTGATAACAGTTAGGTTACGGGGTCTGGACAACGACGATCCGGCCCCGTACTGTTAGACAGGTAAGGGGAAGACCACTAGATCAGGGGAGATCGACATGGCGGAAATGGTACCATGTCCCTCATGCGGGGGATCAGGTGCTAACCCTAACGCTCCTGGCGGTTGGTGTGGGAGGTGTCACGGTACAGGCACTATTCCAGCCGGACGATAACTGAGGAGAGATCGAAATGGACGGACTCGCTGGAGAGTGTGAAGAGTGCGGGGGCATTGGACGACATGAGCCGTGGTGCTCACGACGTAAGTAAAGCTTGACGCTAGGTGATCCCTGGGTACGCGGGGTGAGAACTACCTAGTTGCGCAAAGGGGAAAGGCAGTGCCCCTGTCAAGAAAAGTCTCCCGGTCTCCAAATAGCGCCGAGGTTAACTGGCCGAGGATGAGGAGCCGTGAGGGAAGAGGTAGTGTTGAGGCCCTTAGGGTGGCTGCCTCTTCCCCATTCATAGCCAATGAATACAAGTCCCGTTCGTATAACTGGTAGTACCACCTGCCAACCAAGCGGGGGAGTCGGTTCAAGTCCGGCACGGGACATCAAGACCCTGTAGCCCAACGGCAGAGGCAACGGACTCAAAATCCGGCCAGTGAGGGTTCGAATCCCTCTAGGGTCACAAAGGAGGTGTTATCGATGCGTTACTGGTGGCATCGGCTAACCTGCCGAATCTGTGCTAAGGTTAGAAAAGAGATGAAGAGCGTTTAGGCGGAGCCCTGGCGCTGACAAAGGAAAGATCATGGCAGCAACCGCAGAGTTCAAAACTGGCCAGCAGATTACCTACCGGTTTGATAACGGCGCTGAAGACACAGGCAAGTTGATCAAGAGCGCCGGAGCCTGGTTCAACATCGAGTGGTCCAACGGAGTGAAGACGTGGCTCCGTGTGGAACGGTTGGAAGAGCGCGTAATCGCCAAGGTTCCCGCTGTTAAGAAGCCTTCTCCGCGTAAGCCGCGTCCGGCTGCCAAGAAGGTCAGCATTCCCGCCGTGTCCGAACTGCTGAAGCTGGAAAGCGACTAGTCTTTTCATTCCCTATCAATCTTTCTCTCAGATCGGATCTGATCATGCTGAACGAAGACGGCAGGCTGGAAGTCAGGGACCCGTACAAGGGTCTCACGTACTCACAGGTCATCAACCTGGTAGACCACCGCAAGCTCTACCACGAAGCACCCCACAAGGTCCGCAAGGTGCCAGGGGCCGGAGTGCTGGTCTGGTACGCTGAGATCGGACGCTGGGTGACACCCACTTACCGAACGGTCCACTAATCCACACAGGTTGACAGGCGGGGTACTCTTAGAGAGTTAAGAGTGCTCCGCTTGTCGCATAGAGGAGGCTGAGATGTTCTCTCGACTCAAGCTCTGGTTTCAGGCGACGTGCTGTTGCCCCGGGTGTGGTAATCGGGTAGACGCAGGAACGGCTATGTGTTCACCTTGTGCAAACGGTAATTGCCAACACGGATAGGGGATGAATATGGATATGTATCAAGCCATCAGTAAGCTAGGCGGGGTAGCACTACCACACTGTGATCAACAAGTATTGCACGCTCCGGGTGAGTGCAAATACTGTGACGAATATCCAACATGGCAAGCTCTTCGTGTTGTGTGGGGGATTGCCTTTACGGGACATGTGCCGGATATCAACGATCGAGACAACCGCGTGGTACCCTGCCCTTCTGACATGCGACGTGGTCTAGGTGGCGCGCATGGCTGGCCCGGTAACCGTCCAGTACCTGAGGGGAAATGATGTATTCAGAGAATGATCTAGCTAAAGCGACGCTTTCAGTAAAGCATCTCATGCGTAAATTAGACCCAATGATGCATTGGGACGAGTGCGAATTCAAAGCTATTGCCAAAGCTGCGCTAGACGCACAATACCTCCCCGCACCTACACCGCCTTCACCCGGCTCGACACGGTGCATGGCTTACCGAAAGGCTGGAAGTGAGTCCGGCTGACATTTACTGCGGTGTCTGTAGGTGCTACCATAAACCTCCGCACTGCCCAGTACCACGTTAGAAAGGGACCTGATGGTTTACACATTCACTGAAGATGAATATGCACGAATGGCAATCGGTCTTCATAATGAAGCTGCTGATCATACAATTGGACAAGAGGATTGGGTCGCTATTGCCAAAGCCGGTATTGCAGCAGTCAATCAAGTTGATCCCCCATCTGTACCTGCAAAGTCATTCCATTCCTATTGGGTGAACTGGAATGGCTACAAGCCTTCTGATGCTGAGGTCGAGCGCGAGGCTAAGCGCCGGTCTTATGTCATGCTCAATGCCTGGGATCACGTGCTGGCCGGTAAGCTGAAGAGTTACAATCCGGCACTCAAGGTGTTCTGTTACAAAGATGCCAGTAGTACGCGCAGCTATGACAGCAACACCGATTACCGGCTTCTCCCTACCGGTGTCAGTTACCAGTACGCCAACACGTACCGCACAAATTGGTTCCTCAAGGATCGTAACGGTAATCGGTTGAGCTACTCCGGCTATAACGGTCACTGGCAAATGGATATCGGTCACGTCGACTACCAGAAGGAATGGGCTTCCAACGTTGCCAAGATGAAACAGCAGTGGCCCGTGTGGGATGGCATCCTGGTTGATAATCTCCTGTGGACACCGGACACCTACCACAGTGGCGTTGTACCCATGCTGTACGGCACAGAGACGGCTTTCCAGGACGCTTATAAGTACTTCCTGAGCACTGTGGGTCCTGTGCTCCGCAACGCCGGACTGAGCATGCTCGGTAACCTTTCCAATGCGCGCATCGGTAATGGTGGCCGATGGTTATCTTATATGGCTTATCTTGATGGTGGATGGGATGAGTGGTGGCTGACATTCAGCAATACCAACATCCTGTCTGAATACACAGAGGGCTGGACTCGGCAAGTCAGTGAGATCACGAGTAATGATCTAAATGGTAAGATGACTCTTGTTCAGCCTCACCACACGTACGATGGTAACGGTAATCGTGCATTCACTTATGCACTGGCGTCGTACTACATGGGCATTGGCACCAACACAAAGGCTGCTTTCTCGCCGATCTCACAGACAGACGGCTATGATGCCCCCACACCGTGGTACGAGGAGATGAGCTGGGACCTTGGGCAGCCCCTCGGAGTACGTAGTGCGGTCAAGGCCAACGTGTGGATTCGCCGGTTTGAAAAGGGTGTCGTGGTTGTCAACGCCAATGTATATGGCTCTAACAGTGCTTACGTTGATCTTGGTGGTACTTACGTTAGTAAGTGGGGAAGTCTCGTTAGCTCTGTTACTCTAATCGGATGCCAAGGTGCTATCTTCCGAAAGGCATAGACGATCATGCGCCAACTGATCTTCAGAATCAGGTATGGCTTTTGGTGCGAGCATGTGGCACACTGGCAGGGTGACTACGGCCGGTTAGACGGTTGGCGCATGATTCACTTTGGTATGAGTCAGATCAGGCAATGCCGAGGATGTGGAAAGTGGGAGACACGATGAGTTGTTTATTATGCAAGCTTCACTTGCAAAGTGTATGTGACTGGTTGGCTATTCTCCGTTGGAAGAGGTATAAGCGAAATGGCCGATGAGGCATTGAGTAACTATTATCGTAAGCGTTTTCGGTGGAGTGTTGCTTGGTATTCATGGGTATTCGGTATTGCTTATGAGCCTGGTGCTAATGTCTGGACTTCAATTAAGGGGAAAGGTTTAGACACATGGTATGAAGACAATCAACTTCTTGAGTACCCTCGAATGGTATTCATTCACCTAGGCCCGTTTACCCTCAATATTACCGGGAGCATTCCGAAGAAAAGAGAATGGCAGTCGTGATATGGGACGAAGAGGGCATTCAACGTGGAAAGTCTGGCTCAGCATAGGTGCTGCGATTGAGGTCTATGCGTTGCTCTCCAAGGGCCGTCACATGAGCCTGAGCGAGTTCACCCGCTACTGCACAGGGCAGCACCCACGAAGACCTGATAGGCCTGTGTGGGCGGCCACCTTGACAGTGGTGCTAACATGGTTCTTAGGTCACATCTGCTTCGGGTGGGGACCATCATTAACCGAAGATCATCATCTGACATGGAGGAGCATCTACTATGTTCCGAACTCTGTGGTTGAAAGTGCTACAACTAGTGGGTTTGAGAGTAAAAACCTATGAGATCAAGCCTTCCGCGACGTTTAACCCGTTTGGTGCCTATTCTGCTACAGGTGTCCGGCGAGGGTCGCGCTGGCCGTGGATCAAGTGGATGTTAGTTACATTCAGTTTCGCACTCCTGATCCTTTTCGTCTTGCAGCCTTTAACCGTTGCCGGTACTTGGGTTGGGCTGGGTCTGGAATCCATCTCATGTGTAATTGCAATGTACCGTTTCGTTAATTGGGCAGATCCGAAGTGCGCTGTGTGTGGATACCGGACTTTGCATACTGGTGATTGCTCTTATGCTGACTGGTTTCGTAGGCGTTATGCCCAAGGGATGTATGAGCTATGAAGGGGCCGGAGGAATGGATTCTAGGGCCTGGTCGAGTTATCCAGGTTCCGACTGCTCATAATCATCAGCGTAAGTGGATTCCTCGACATGAGTTGCATACTCGTTTTCCTGCGCTTGCAGCGAACTGGGTTCAAATCTCAGCGCCTACTCGTGATACCGTAGAAGTTGGTTCTGATTGTCCTGAGTGTGGTCTATTCGGTATTCACTACATGCTTGACATCATCGAAAAGATGATAACAGAAGACCGCAGTCATTTGAATGATCAGTTAAAAACAGAGACCGAGTATAGGAGGGTGCGCACACGAGTAATTGAACGAGAGTGTCAACACTGTAATTGCAAGTGGTATGAAACTATCGATCAAAAGCCGGGCACGTGGTATCAAATTGGAGATGCATAATGGCTAAGTACACAGTAATTCTTGAAGAGTATAGCCACCCCTACATTCAATTAGAAGCGGAGGGTTACGGCACTAATTCGCATACAGGTGAGCTTTATCTGTACACAAAAGATGAGGCAGGTAAGATCCAGCATATTGCCAATTTCGCACGCGGAGAATGGACAGGCTGCTACCTAACTAGTGCTGTACCTGCTAAGTCATGACCTGGGGTAAGTGCTCACACAATCGAGTGAGCAAGACTGGCCGGTGTCTACGTCCAGGATGTAAGTGGGAAGCTAAACTAGAGCCCACACCTGATATGCCAACCACACGACCTGAGAAGATCAAAAAGGAAGATAAATGAGACTCTATATCAGTGGTCCAATGACGGGCTATGAAGATCACAATTTTCCAGCATTTTTTGCCGCAGAGAAGGCTCTCAAAGAGGCTGGTTATGAGGTATCGAATCCAGCGCAGTATCCGGTTGTCGACGGGGAAACATGGGAATCCTGTCTCAAGCGCGACATCAAGGATCTGGTTGATTGTGACGGCATCGCACTACTTGACGGTTGGACAGCTTCACGAGGTGCTGTGCTGGAAGCTGAGATTGCTGCCAGGGTCAAGCTTCCTCTGTGGCATGTAGACATGTGGCTGGAGTCTGCTAAGGAGTGGGCAGTATGAGTGAGGGCTTTGAAGTCAAAGATTCCGGCAAGCGTGAGGAGTACGACAATGGCTTTATCCGTGACACAGAAGACGGTAAGCCTGACTATGCACGAATTATGGCTATTCCTGGTCTTCACCTTATCCCTATTGAAATGCTTGAGCGGATGGGCAGTCACATGCTCAAAGGCGCTGAGAAATATGGTATGGATAACTGGAGGCGTGCTACAGGCCTTGTTGCAAAGCTACGCTTTTCGCGGTCCCTTTTTCGTCACGCTCGTGCGCTGATTCTAGGTAAGCGAGATGAAGACCACGCAGCAGCCGTGTGGTTCAATGTCGCAGCCTACGAATTGACTCCGGCAGAAGACGGTTATTTCCAAGATGATGAAGGCGCATGGTGGACATTACCTCTTTACAAAGGTGATAAGCCAGAGAAGCTAGAAGGCCCACGGTGGAAGCCTGCTCCCAGAGAAAGTTTTGTTGGTCAAAATATCCCGTTACGAGCAGACCGACGTAACACAATTGAAGAAAATGAAAAACAAGTAGAAGCTTGGCTATTGTGTCCTGGCATTGATAAGCATCAGGGTAGGCCTTGTCGGATTCATGGGACAATCGAATAGTTGACACCTAAACGATCGACGCGTACACTCGCGAGAAAGGCTGATCATTCTAAAGCACAGATAAGGCCTAATAATGGCACTAAGCGACAAACTTAATGAAGCACAGAAACATGTCGCAGACGCTAGACGTCAGCGCACTCAGCATCCGAAAGGGTTTGAGCCTGGTGTCAAGTATGAAGCCGGGGAACCCAGCGAGGTTACCGTTACGGTCGCACGCATCCCTGAGAATGAAGCAAAATGGCGAGAGGAGATCACCCGAGTTACCGGTTTGGATTTACCGTTGGACCGCCGTGTGGAACTCGCGCAAGTACGCTATTGGGGACCTAAAGACGACCCTTTCATCTACTGCCGATTTACCATTACAGATAGGAATGTATCATCTCCAATCGACGCATGCACCCTTCTGGCGTCTTTGCGGAAAGCTAGGGGAAGCAGAAAGCCATCTACCAATAATCGACACTCGACAACATCAATGGTGGGAGAAGACTCATTTGTACTGAGTTGGAATGACTGGCAGGTAGGCAAGCTCAGCACAGGTGGAACACCCGCACTTGCGGAACGACTCGATCGGAGCTTTGACAATGCGAAGAATCGTGCAAAAGAGCTTAAGCGAATTGGCCGATCCCTTGGGCATCTTGTTATTGTGGGTGGTGGAGACCTTATTGAAGGCTGCTCTATTTTTCCTAACCAAAGCTTCGAAATTGACTCGGACCGTAGAACCCAGCTTCGTAACTGCGTTTCACTCGGACTTGAAGGGCTCGATCGCTTGGCTCCGCTCTTTGAGAAAGTCACAGTCTTAGCAGTACCCGGTAACCATGGTGAGAACCGAATCAAGGGTAATCGCACAACTCGTGGTGATAACGATGACTGCGCTGTATTCGAATACATGGCTCTTGCTGCTTCGCGTGATCCAAAGCTTAACCACGTAAACTTTGTGATCTCCCAGGATGAAATGAGTAAAACTCTTGAAGTCTCAGGATGGGTTCTCGGAACGACGCATGGCCATTCTTATGGAAGAGGCGCGGGGGGCTCGATTGAGCAAAAAGCTCTTAAATGGTTTGCCGGACAAGCTGCTGGCCGACAGCCGATTGGGGATGCCGATGTCCTCGTTACCCATCATTTCCATCACTACGCATCGCGGGACTGGGGTGCAACTCTCTGGATTCAAACACCTGCTATGGACGGGGGATCAGAATGGCTAACGGATATGAACGGGATGAGCAGCCAACCGGGGATGCTGAGCTTCGTAATGACACCAGAAACGAAGATGCAGGATCTACAGATTCTGTAGAAGCATGTGGTGACTGTGATGAGGACTGCGGAGATCGGTGTTTTTGGTTTGTTCAGTAACAACTCGGTAACGTAGCTTGCGTCTGGGGGACCAAGCTGTAAGATAGGCAGCATGAAAAACATCATCATCGCAACTGTCATCCTAGCCAGCGCGGTAGCGTGTGGAACATCCGCCAAGATCGAGTGGTCCGGTAAGGTGGACGCAGCAGACCCGCGCGACCTCAACCACCGTGAAGCTGTTGATCATCACGCACGCTGGGCTGTGCAGATCAAGACACAAAAGGATCAAGAGCGCGCGCATGCCGAACAGCAGGCAGCCCAGCAGAAGCGCCAAGCCGAGGCCACACGTACGACCACACAGGTTACTCCTCAGCCTGCAAAGCCAGCGCCAGTGAAGACTCAGCCTGTTCCGGCCCCTCCGAAGCCTGTGGGAGATCCGTGGATGGAGACGTACAACCGTCTCTCCGCGACGCTGCCGGGTAACTGGCACATCGGTGACAAGGGCTCATGGGGTGCCGCCGCTCCGGACACGGGTAACGTGTGGATCGCCAGGCGCACTCCTCTTTACGCGCTGGCTTCAGTCATGCTTCACGAATCGTGCCACGTTCGTCAGGGACGTGTGTTCGGGGGTTATAAAGCCGCTGTGACGGCATTGGCTCCGTACGGAGGTTTGGAGCGCACGGCAGATGCGTGTGCTAAGAACATGGGTGCAACATGGATCAACTACGGGGTAGACGCTAAGGCGTTCGAGGGAGCTAGGTTGTTCTGATGAGTGTTAAGCGGGATATTGTAATCGGCGTGGCTGCTTTTTCTCTTATTGCTGGAGGATTTGCAGGTGCACGTGAGATCAATGAGCACAAAAACATGTCATCGTCAATGCAGGCTGGCACGTGTGGGCCTATTCCGGCGGGCACGGCAAAGAAGATCGCGATTATGGGTGACTCGATCTTTACCGAGTACCGAGCGGGTGCCGACACCAACACTCCGGTATCACGGTCGTTTCCGCGTCTGCTTCAGTCAGCCGGAGCAGCTCGCAACTGGTCGGTAACTTTGCATGCCGTTGGGTCTACAATGGCCAGTCAGTTCCTTCCAGGCGGTAACCAGTACTCGGTTACTCAGCAGGTAAAGGCCCTTCAGCCGGACCTCGTGCTGATGGACTGGCGTGCCAACGAGCAGCTAAACGGGAAGACACCCACACAGCTCAAGACCGACCTTGATGCACTCATGACTGAGATTCGGACGACATCACCCAACACTCAGTTCATGATCGTGAATCCGCCTAAGCTCTGGTATCACGTTTTCAACCAGGGCACCTACACGCAGGCTGACTACACGGCCAAGATGTTCGAGGCTGCTCAGGCCAAGGGAGCGTGCTGGGTAGACATGGTTCCGGCGTTCCCCCAGACCGGCCCGGACACCTACAGCCGTGCGTACCTGCCGGATGACATCCACGGTAACAATGCAGGTCACGCCCTATATTTCGCCAAGGTGGACGGGGCTCTGCTCCAGTCGTGCCCCTGAGTTAGTCACGGTTAGGTAACAGACCTTGTGATGTCGTGGTGGTGTGGGTTAGGGTTCTCACATCACCACGACAGAGGAGATCGAAATGGAAACTACCACGGAAGAGCGATTTTCGGCCAAGCCCCACCACGTGCACGGTGACTGGTCGGTTTATGACGCTCAGCGCGAGCTTTACTGGGTTCGTGGATGCACCCAGGAAGAGGCTGAAGCGGGAGCAGTCTTTTACAATCAGAAGTTCAGCGCGTAACAACTCGATAACACGGGCTGGCTGTGAAGCGGACCCCATGTTAGTGTCAGTTCATACAAAAGCTTCTAAAACACGGGAGATCATCATGTACGCCGTTCAGCTCTTCATCAACCGCAAGTACCAGACCGTCACTGGTCCGTCCTCCCTCTCCGGCGCGTTCGACAACTACACCGCCCACGTGCGGTCTCGCGCTGACAAGGATGCAATGGTTCGGCTCGTGAAGGTGGTGCAGTCACCCGACCGTGAGAACCGGGGAATGAAGGTTGTGGAGCTGCGGAAGGCAAAGGCTCTGGGCCTCAGTGTCGCAGACTACTTTCTGGTGTCGACGGAGAAGGCCACCAAACGCCCGGTCAACCTCGCGGTGAAGCACCTCGTCCCGCACGCGCCCAAGCTGAACGTCAAGGGCGCTGCGAAGTCCGGTCGGAACCACACCACTCGTAAGGCAGGCTGACGATGTTGTTGGTAGGGCTCTTCTGTGCCATGGTATTCTTTATGGTAGATGATGGCACAGAGAGCCTTACCGGCCCTCAATGGATCGTTGGCCCCCTTGCTATGTTGACTCTCACTCTGGCCCTGATCGATCAATTCAAAAACCAACAAAGGTAGCTACTATGGTCAATCGCCGAATCAAGACCTTCAATCAGCGGATGAAGGAGACGGCACCCTACGGTAAGCCGTTGACACCTCGCGAGAGGCAGATTCTCCGGCTTGTCGCTCTGGGGATGACCAACAAAGAAATCGGTAAAGAGCTGTTCATCTCTGAGTGTACGGTCAAGAGTCACCTTCAGCGGGTCGGTAACAAGACACAGATTGGAGACCGCACTCAGTTGGGTGTGTGGGCTTTCGCTCAAGAGATTCGTAATATCATGTTCGTTGCCGAGACGCTACCCGAGTTGCGAGATACCATTTATCAGACGTTCGAGAAATGGCTCTCAGTCGATTTGTATAAGCACGTTCTAGAACTGCCGACAGGAGTTGAAAAGTGACCACTAAACAGGACAAGGCTTTCCGTGAGGTAGCTGACCGGTACATCTCAGGGCCTCAAGCAAAGGGTCTCTGTGAGTTCCTGTCTCACTCCGCGTTCCTCTTGGAGCACAAGCAGAGGGAGGAGACAGACGGCAGGCAGGTGCTGGTTGCCTTCTCCAAGCACATCAAGCAGACGATGAAGCTGATCAATCAGCTGAAAGCACGAAAGCAGCTAGAGGAGACGATTGATGACCTTAAGCAGAAGGCATCAAAGTTGGCTGGATCTGGCCGCTAAGCTCGCTCTTGACTCTGTTTGTCGTCAGCGCCATGGAGCAGTGATCGTAGTCAGGAACTCAGTACTTGCATTGGGAACCAATAAGTTCCGTAATCACCCGAAGTTCATACACGAGTACGATCACTGCTCCCGGCACGCTGAGATGGTCGCTCTCCGCTCTGTGATCAGACAGTCTGAGTGGGTTGACTTGCGAAAAGCAGTCGTGTATGTAGCCCGTGTGGCTGGACGTGGTACACTCCGGTTGAGTCGCCCGTGTGATTCGTGCTGGACCGCGTTGACCAACGCTGGCATCCGGACAGCCGTATATACCACAGAAAACGGGGGCACAATGGAACGGTGGTGAGAATGGCAATCTGGTTACCGGGATATACACGCCATGTTTTTCCAGGTAGGACCGGCTACCCATTTCAATACATGGACAAGCCTAAGCTCTGTTGGCACACCACAGAAGGTGGAAGTGTCAGCGGGGCTTTAGGTGCGTATGCGTCTTATCCTCCGCACCTAATCGCTAATCCTTGGTCAGGTGAAAAGCTTCAGCACATTTCACTTGATCTGGCTGCCTATTCCGCAATGGACAACAATGATGATGATCATATCATTCAGGTTGAAATTGTTGGATTTGCAGGTGCGTCCCACACGTGGCCTGAGTGGGTGCTGAGGTGGCTGGCTGATAACGTAGTCAAGCCTATTCGAGATGCTGTAGGTGTACCGAATAACTTCCTCCGCTTCTATGGGGAGGGAGAGGGGATCATTCTTGCGTCACCCAGCTCCCCCATTCGGCTGTCTGCCGGTGCGCTTCGGAATTTCTCTGGCCACCTGGGACACCAGCACCTATCAGCGCCGGACTCCCATTGGGACCCGGGTAGGTTGAACATCGCTCGAATTCTAGAGCTTTCTGGTAACGCGGTAACGGTTCCGACAGGAGAAGAGGATTACGATATGTCCGCTATGAAGGTAACGCTAGGCCCGGGTAAGGCACAGACCCGCACTATTGCCATCCCGGCGCACAAGAAGTGTCAGTTACAGGTCGTTCCGGCAGGGTCAACCATCACCGTGCACGCGCTGTACAACTGGAGCAACTCCGGTGGCACAGGTGGCAACCCTGGTGAGAAGCGCATCATGAACGACCGTGTCGGCCTGTTCGACATCCCGGCGGGCACAGGCAAGACTGACCTGGCGTACAGCTCAGACCTGGCCTTTGACGTGGTCGTTCTCTACTGAGACTGTTCCGTTACCTCAAGGGGTTGACACCCACGTGTGAAGGCTGTAACTTAGTACTTACAACAGAACAAGCCCCCAAAGCCCCGGACACCTAATGGAGAACCGGGAGGAGTAAGGGAAAGGGTTGAAACAAGACCCAGCCAGGAACGCTCCCCAAAGTGACTCCCTGGTTAGCCCCACCGGAAGGGCGCAGAAACCACCACTCCGGATGTGAAGTTGTTCCGGCTGAGGCCACCGGATACCAAGCCTCAACAAAAACTAAATACCGGGACTAGAGCCCCCGGCAAAGCTGTGATCACCCGAGAACTTTTAGAATAAGGGATACGATCATAGAGGATGCGGTATAACGCGTGGCATCCACTATCAGGTAGGCTAAGGTAGCCAAGAGACCTCCAAAGTCTTAGGAGAGGGTTCGATTCCTTCACCTGGTGCGCCTCCAGATGCAGGTTAAGACCTCCTGGAAATCCCTTGGTTCAGGGGGAGATACTGGACCACCTATAACTTAATGGGGAGACTCACGGCCGTAAGGCAGAGACCTCTTTAACAGTAGCGTATACATATGGGCTACTCTCCCCATCTAAACGGTTTCTCCCGATTCGGTTGCGCGGAAGAGGAGGAACTACCGGGTGCGGAACGCAACAAGACCGCTGGTTGTTAAGCGCTGTAACTAGAAAGCTGACAACTACAACCGTTTGAGTCGGTACCCGGGCCTAATCCCACATAACTCAGTTGGCAGAGTAGCGGATTGTTAATCCGTAAGTCCCAGGTTCGAGCCCTGGTGTGGGAGCAAGGGGAAAGCTCGTAATAGGTCACGAGTGTATAGCGTCTGTTGATGGAAACATTAACACCCGGATTCCGGCATAGGCGTGAAGAGCACTAGGGGCGAGTGAGTCCGTAAGTGGTTTTAGGCGGACACCTAATTAAATGCTTGAGGTGAAAGGGTCGCAACCTTTCCTTTAACGGTGACGGCCGTTATTGGTGTTGCGGTAAGGGCACGGTTCCGGACCACGGTGTACGGCTGACCTGGAAACAACCACCTCGCTTACCAGGCCCCCTCATGTCTCCCGTGCATGAGGGGGTCTTTCCAAATGTTGAATGAAAGGAAGAGTGATGATCAGAGAAAAGGTAAAGAGATTCGCCCCATTAGTAGCAGCCTCAGTGCTGTTGCCGATGGGGTTTTTTGTTGCTCCGGTAGTAGCACAAACTGTGCTGCCAAATCCGGGCGACCGTGGTGTGTGGTGTCCTGAGGGAGAGTTCGTAGACGGGGCTGACAAGGTCTGTAAGCAGCTAACGTGGCCGTCGCCGAGTACGGTGACTCACACGAAGACTGAGACCGTTACAGCGTCTCCTACGACTACTACAACCACGGTGCCGACGACCACCACCACAACACAGCCTCCTGTTACGGGCGTGCGGAAAGGGTGGGAGCTGACAGCACAAAACATCGGTCTGGCCCCACACGGATTGGTGTGTGACCAGCTTCAGCCGTATACCGGTCCTCAGCGTCCGGCGCGAGGTACGGTCATTTATCGGCAGAGAATTACAGTACCGCTGAATCTCTACAATGGTGACATTACGATCGATCAGTCCTGCATCAAGCCGACCAGAGTAGGCGAGCACAATGACTACCTGGTGACAACTACTGACTGCACGAGTGGATGCAGAGCAACATCAGTTGGCAATGTCGTCATCAAGGATTCTGAGATCAATGGTCTGAGCCTTCCGGCAGACAATGCCCTTGGAGGTTCAGACGGTTTCATCGGTGTCGGAAAGTTGTACCGCAACTATGTGCATGGAATGGGTTCGGGTATTGCTTTCTTTGAGACCGGTACAGTGCACGACGCGTACGCAGAAAACAATTACGTTCGCGGACTGCGCCACACCGGAGAAGCTCATCACGACGGAGCGACTATCCGGGATTTCCGCAAGAATGCGGCCAACACCCGTACAGTGAAGTTCATCGGCAACAGACTCGACTCTACTCCGGTGAACACCAATGGATGGCAAAGTGGTGCGCTGTTCATTCAGCCCACTTGGTCTGATATCCACAACGGCACAGTCCAAGACAACTATCTTGAAGGTGGGGGCTATAACCTCTATTTAGAAAACCGTGGTGGCGTTTATAGTAATATGAAGGCCATTAACAACCGGTTCCGATGGACTGAATATGGTCCCACTGCTACCCCGTCTGGTGTGGGCTGGGCACAGTGGAGCAACAACTACCGGTACTGCTCCAACTGTGTCGACGGCAGAGGAACTGCTGTCAACCCGTAAGTAACAACCTGATCACAGCCTCTAGACGTGTGGCCCATCTGAGCGTAAGGTGGGCCACACAACCAGTTCAGGAGGTGACACGATGTACAAGGCATTCAAGTTCAAGGGCAAGATCATGGTTGGGAAGTTCGAGGGTGAACGGTTGCTTTTCCTGCTACGAAGAGGGCACGAGGTTCAGAACGACGAACGCGGTAAAGGGTCACCCCTTGTGTGGAAATCCACAATTGGTGCCAAAATGTACGCCGATCTCCTCAACAGAGGAAAGGCCTTGTAATGGAATATCACGTTCATATTTTTGGAAGAAAGACGTTAGGGCTTGTTTTTTGGGCATGGGAGATTGGCAGGGTGGATGCATTGGGCAATCTACATGTCGAAGTTACAGGCCTTAACTCTAATTCTTATAAAGGAGCATGCGACGCGGTTGAACGCGAGATTGATGCTCATTACAGGCCACGGGAGACAGCATGAATAATTACGTTTTGCTCATCGGAATGAACTTTATAGTCAACCACGCTCGTGTACGTGTGGGTGATGCCATGTCCTGGTCAGGAAGTCTTGATGACCTAGACGGTAGAATCAATCAAGCTTGCGCATATGCAATCGCTAAAGCAGCACAACACTTTTCCAAATACACAGCGGAGGTTGAATTTTCCTGGTATCTTTACGAGAACACTCAGGAGATGATTGATTGGACTTCAAAGGCGGAAGTGTGACAGAATACGATCGACTGTTCGGGATTATGTACCGTTATTTTGTGCACCATCCTGAGCAGAGACGCGGGCAAGCTTATTTCAATGGCCTGTATAACACACGACCTGATTTAGCTGATCAGATTCGAGGTACTGAGTTTGACCCGTTCAGTGACGACAACAAGGTAACTGAATTCCTTCGTTGGGTTTATCAGCATACACAACAGCACATTTAGGAGCGTTATGGACTGCCGTTGCACGTGGATGTTTGAAACGACTTATCGACAGACAGAGGCACAAAGGGACCAGAATGGACAAATCTATAGCAGCATTTCAGAGCTTGGAGAAGTCTTTACCTGTCCAGTCCACGGAGAGTTCATGCACTGGGGACATGGTGAGTGGCGAGCAGTCGAACCTGTGGGACGGGTACGAGCTTAGGGAGTTCGTAGACCACACTGGACGGCCTTACGTGGCTCCTGTGGATAAACGCTATGGTACTCCTCTGGCATTGGAGACACTCGCCTGGAAAGCCCAAGTCAAGCTAGGAGAGTACCCGGGCACGTTGGATACTCTTCAGAAGGCAATCATTACCAATGCTTTACTCCAGTGGCGGTTAGCCAAGCGGGACCCACATGAGCTAGCTCGTGAGGCTATGAATGTAATGCCCAGGAAGCCTGGACAGTGGCCCTTGACGTTGAAGTGTGTGGTTCAGTGGGACAACTTGCGGAGGCGTGAGTGGTTCAAAAAGGGTAAGCACTGGCCGTTCAAGACTGCGGAAGAATTCTTGGCATCCGAGTTGTGTGGTGACATCCACACGTGGAACGCGTACACTAGGTTAGATGAGTTAGCTGGGATCACCCCTCCTTTAGGGTTAGGAGGTTCTAACGGGACACCGATCGCGAGGAGGATCATGACGTACAGCGACAGGGAGCGAGAGAAGGATCTCCGCTACTTTGAGCGTGATCCACTGATCTACGCGCCGGGTAAGCCTACTGGGACGATCCGGGACCGCATGTGGTTCGAGGTCGTCAAAATGGCTAAGACCGTGTTGCGCTACCATACTGAGCACATTGATCCAGCCCGTCTTCAATTAGCACGTGCTAAGATGCGCGGAGCTGTTATCGCTTACGCGGTCTTTGTCGACTGCTACAGCTACATGGACACGCCGGATGAGGTAATCAAGCTGATGGAAAAGGAGGCGATTAAGAGTGCCAAGTCCCTTAGAACAAGCGACTAAAATGCAAGAAGCTAATAAACGTCAAAAAGACAGCATTGATCGTTTGATGGTTGAGCGTAAAATGATGCTTGATTTGTTTTATGAGCTTTGGCATGAAGTTGAGATGCCGCGTCAAGCTGCGCACCTCTATAGATTACTAAAGGAGAACGGGTATGACCTCCATGAAGGATGAGACTCCACAAGTAAAGGTAGTCGAGCCTAAGGTTAATACAGTAGGTGTCTTTGTCACCTACACTCGGCATGAGCCCTACCCTGCGGCTGAGTGGGCGAAGCTGATGGAGTTTGCCCTCAAAACTACAATGGAGCCTGTTCAGGTTGAAGCTATTACGGCAACGGCCATTGAACAGGACACGCTTTCTCAGACCCTCCACAACGCGAACAAGGTAGTCAATCAGTTCGTCATGGATCGTAACCGGAGAGTCGAGCTATTAAAAATGTGGCCGGATCTTCATCACCTTCTAGAACAGCTTGGAGGCAAGACAATCAATGATGTGGTGGCTCTTCAGCTTACTGATCCTGCTACTGGGCCTTTGGCTGCTGGCTGAATGGGGTGTGTGGAAGGCTATTGAAGCCCATTGTAAAGGACTGACATTTGATGAGACTGAGACTCAGGATGTACGTGAAGGGTCTTCAATGGGTAGGGTCAGCCTTGGCCCAAGCGGTATCTTCGAGGTACAGGAAGATGGGACAGTGGTTGGGCTTGCTCCCTCCCGATGGACCGATGAGTCGTCTAGTGGACGCGCAGATCACGAGTAGCGACGTCCGAACTATCGTGTGGCCGGTTGATCCTGATGAGGAGATCAGGTCAGCCGTCAAGGTTCAGGCCTACCGCCCACCCAGGAGGAAGCACATGCGGTAGGTCGCTGTCAAGGTCTCTGAGCTGTGCGTATGAGCAGGACACGCACGGCTCATTGACATGCGATCAATCTCCCCGTACTATCGCGCACGTGGAGCCTAGACGGTCCCAGTAGGCCCTGGCCTACAGAGCGCTAGTTTCGCGCACCCTTTTTTCCTCCTCGAAAAGGGTTGAACCTTTGGCGCGTGTCCTATCGCAGCTCCCGTCTAGGTTTCCTCTTTCACCTCTCCAGAGTAGGGGTTCACAATGTCTGAATTCAATAATGGCAACCCAAGATCCGATCGTCCTCATGCACGAATGGCACGCGCAAAAAAGGTCAACCCAAAAAGCAAGAAAGCTGTTGACGCTCTCATTGAAGACAATGGCTGGAAGCCTATTGAAGAATGGGACCTTCAAGAGCTTGCGCGAGGTAAACCCAAAGGCTTGGATGGTAAATTCACACGTGGTCCGCGACCGAAATGGATTACCGAAGAAGTACTTGCCCAAGTGCGTAAGCGGCACAAGCAATTGGTCAATGACAACATTCGTGAAATGGCTGAAGACGCCATTGCATTGATGCATCGGCTGATGAACGATGATGAGTTCGATGAGAATGGGAAACCTGTAACTCCGGCTGCCACCAAGTTCGCTGCTGCGAAATACATTCTCGACCAGACGGTTGGTGCTCCTATTGCAAAGGTAGAAGCCGAAATCAACCACAAGGTATCTTTCTTGATGAACGCGGTCATTGTCAATCCGGATGGCACTCCATCGTATCCTGGTGTGGAGAACTTCATTGAGGGCGAAGTTGTCGAGGAGGAGGATGACGATGATGAACTGTAAAATGTGCAGTCAGCCGGAAGAGGCACACAAGAAGCTGAGGCACCCATTCACTCCTGAGGGAACAGATGTCAATACTGATTTCCTCAAGAAAAAGGAAGAGCCTTCAATCGGCCTGCCAGATAACACATCTGGACCTGTTATCAGTTCGTCACACTTGCCTTTTGATCCGGTCGTGCGTACAGCATTGATCAACAAAGGTATCTTGACCATGCAAGACCTGGAAGAGGCTGAAGCCTTCATCAAAGCAGTAGGAGGTGTACTTCATGGTAATCAAGAACCCGTCTGAGCTGCCCCCAGACTTCCCGTTAGCGACTGAGTACGGTGGAGTACCCGGACTAATCCAGCCTGCTCCACACGACGTACAGGACCACCCGCGCGAAATGCTGTGGATGATCTATGCCAGTGATCCGGCAGTGGGTTATGTCGACGGCATTAACCCGATCGATGAGCAGATTATTCCGGAGACTGACGCGATCAGTTAGGGGAGCACCATGACCTACGGTCGCAGAGAATACCGGTTTATGGGACTACTCCTGTGGAGTGTAGACCATTTACCGTACGACAGTGACGAGATTGACCCTGATGACGTGCCTGATGGAGGTCACCAGGGAGGACAGTTCGAATTCGGCTTCAGAGATGACTCAGTCATCAGGTTGGACCCCGGTTTACCGCCGTGTCCTGAGTCTTAGGGAGGTGCCCTGTGTCGCTAAAGGTGTTCCGTAAAGACCTGTACTACGCGCAAACAGGGTATGAGCCTCACGAAGGACAAAAGAAACTGCATTACACCCCCTCCCGCTTCAAGGTTGTCCCGTGTGGACGTCGATACGGGAAGACGCTTTGGGGAGGGAAAGAAATTGAGCCTTGTGCGTTTGTCCCCTCGCGAGGGATTAATGGTGGTCCGCAGTTAGGTTGGATTGTCGGCCCTAACTATGTTCACGCTGAAAAAGAGTTCGCGGTTGTCTATGACTCGCTTAGGAAGCTAGGCATCGACAAAGACGCTATCAAATTTCAGAAGAACGTTGACTCTGGCTCTATGCACATCAAGACAGAGTGGGGATTTGAACTACTAGGGAAGAGTGCAGAGCACCCTGAAAAACTAGTCGGTGATGGTCTTGATTTTGTTTTGATGGCAGAGGCAGGTCTACACAAGAGGATCACTTGGGCTCAGTACATCCGGCCCACACTTTCAGATAAGAAAGGTTGGGCTGCTTTCACTGGTGTGCCTGAGGGTAAGTCCGCTAACTCTCTTCTTTGGGCTCTCGCAGAGCGAGGTAAAGACCCGAGTAAGAAAGCATGGATGACTTTCCACGCGCCCTCATGGGAGAACAACCTTGTTTTTCCTGGGGGTAGACAAGACCCTGAAATTCTTGAGGCTGAGGATGACCTCACTGAAGATGAATTTCGTAGGCAATATGGTGCGGAATTTGTCGACAAGGTAGGCGTTGTCATGCAGGAGTATGATGACGATTACCACACGTACGACTTCAATTATAATCCTAGTTGGCCTGTTTATGGCGCACTCGACTACGGTTTCACCAACTACTGGGTGTGGTTGTGGATTCAGGTAGACGAATGGAACAACGTTTACGTTCTGCGTGAGCGGTTATGGAAGCAGAAAGATACACTCGACATCGCCATGGACCTGAAAAATGATCCTATTGACGGGGCATTGGTCCGGCGTGCTGTCGCATTCTATCCAGACCCGGCTGAGCCTGAGGACTCACTGCTTCTGGAGAACACCTTGAAGATTCCTCAGCGCGGTAACGTGGGAGGGGAACGCAAAATCCGAGATGCTCTCATTAGGCGTGGCTTGAAGCCCCGTAACATGAAGATTTTCGGTATGGTTCCCCGGCACCCCGAAGACCACGCACAACTCCGGTTCAACCGTTCATGTATCAACCTTCGCTGGGAATGTCGTGAAGGTTACCGGTGGCCCGAACACAAGTCTGAAATCAAGTCGGATTCAGAGAAACCGCTTGACAAGGATAACCACTCCGTTGAGGCCCTAGGACGCTTCATGCGTGGATACTTCGGTATCCCGTCTGAGAGCCTAATGGGGCAAGAATCCCGCGTGAGTCGCGCGCAATACTAAGGAGGTGACACGGTGGCTTTTACGCCTTATTCAACGCTGCAACCCCTGGCCCCGATCTCTGTCATTCAGCCCATTGCTAAACCGACATGGATTGTGAATCCCCTAGACCAGGAGCGCATTCTCTCATACCAGATGTATGAGCAGATCTATTGGAACGTACCCGAGACGTTCAAGCTTGTTGCGCGTTCTTCCGAGTCACGTCCGATCTATATCCCGAACGCAAAGACGATTATCGAAACAGTTAACCGTTACACTGCGACAAAGTTCAGTTTCCGCATGGAGCCTGACCCGTTGTTTACCGGTGGCACTCGAACTGATCCCATCTTAGCCAAGCAGTTCATGAGGAACTTCTGCAACCGCGAACGCTTCGGTTCCAAGTTCGCAGGTAACAAGCGTTACGGCATCATGCGGGGAGACTGGCTCTGGCACCTCAAGGCCAACCCCTTGAAGCCTCAGGGATCACGTATCAGTATCGAACCACTCGATCCCGCGTCGTACTTCCCCGTGTGGCACCCGAACGACCTGGACAAGATCATCGGTGTCCGTATTGTCGATCAGGTGATGGAGGGTGACAAGCCTTTTATTTCCCGATTGACATATATGAAAGCAGTGGATGCGAACTTCAACCCTATTGAGGGTGGGTTCGTCACTATGGAGCACGGCATTTATGACTTAGAAGAGTGGGAAGACCCTGAGGCTTCTCCGGTACGTGTCATCACTGCGCCGGTAACTCTCAATGGGATTACATCTCTCCCGGTTTACCACATCAAGAATTTTGATGAGCCGAACAACCCGTTCGGTTCTTCTGAGCTTCGTGGTATTGAACGAGTCATTGCCGGTGTTAACCAGGCTGTGTCTGACCAAGAGCTAGCCCTGGCAATGGAGGGCTTGGGTTTCTACTGGACGGATGCTCCTCCTCCCACCGATCCACTGACCAAGCAAAAGACCAACTGGCTGTTAGGTCCTGGCCGTGTGGCTGAAATTCCCATGGGGCGTAAGTTCGAGCGTGTCAAAGG